TATCGTGTTTTTGTGCAAGGTCAGCATGAACATAATAAACTTTATCTGGATCTGGTTTAAAGCCAGGATCAAATCTTCTATGACTATCCACAGGATTTCTTAAGGTCATACATCTTTCTAACTTATCCTTTTGCTTAAAGAATGCATCAGATGAATATGTTGGGGTACAAAGGAAGCGCATCATTGCATCTCCCATATCTTTAAAGAAAGACATTTTAAAATCTTCAATACTTCTAGTAGGATTTACTTCCCATGTAGGTCTTTTAAGTGCATAAACTCTTGGTATTTTATATGAAATAATTTGATCTTCTTCCCATACAATTTCAAGTTGATTATCTGGATTATCCTCTGGTAGGTCAGGGTTAATAATATAAGTATGTCTGCGTTCTATTACTTCTTTGTCCATGATTACATCATCATACCGCTTTGAAATAAAGTCACCCTGATAACGTGGGAATGAAAGAAGAACAACCTTTCCAAGGTCTGGGAAACGAGAGTCTACAGTACCACTAAATGCTTTGTAGATATTTTCAGCAGTCTTGCCTTGATCATTTCCTGTTCCAACCTCAGATGCAAAGCCAGAGATTTCATCAAGAACTGCCATAAGCAAGTTCAAACCTTCATGTGATTCACGCTCTGAGTGACCAGAGTAAACAGTTATTGCTTTGTCAAATTCAATTGAGTCAGCCTTTGGATTATATTTTCCAGCAAACCATGGAGATTTCTCAATTTTAGTTTTAAATCCTTTAAAGAAAACGTTCTTAGCCTGTTGAGCGTTTACTGCAACGTTAATAATATCTATTGCATCACCGCTTGGCTTGCCAAAATATTTTGCAGGGTCTTTAAGACATAACAACTTATAAACAACATAGGCACATGCAACAGTAGAAACAAAGTCTTTTCCACTGCCTTTTCCTAATTGAAGAATAATTTCATTTTTGGTGTACTTATTATAATATTTTTCTCCATCAATACTACCCATTAATTCTTGTAGGTCTTCTTTTTTATATATCTGGCTCATTGCTTCCACAATGTCATATTGGATTACAGATAAAGGTGGTTGTCCTAAAAAGTCTGGAGATTCAACAAATGTCTTTGCATCTACTGGTGTTTCATCAAAATTATTTTCCTTTAATACTTCAAGGAAATCATTGAACATTGTGGACAACTGTAATCACTTCTCCTTCTTTTGCAACTGCTGAAAGCCTTTGCATAATAAGGTCACGTACTTCAGGATGAGAGGAAGCAATATCTCTTAAAATACCAACAAGTATTTCTTGTCTCTTTTCAATTGCAACAATCTCTTCAGCCAACTCTTTATTTTCAAGAAGTCCAGCCTTTTGTAGCATGTCAATTCTACGTGCTTCAATATCCATTACTAACTTAATTGCAGTAGTCTTTGCTGTAAGATTAGCAGTTGTATTTGCATCTTCAATAACTTCATATGCCTGAGTAATTAGTTTGCTATAGTGTGCATCAGCAGATGCTAATGCTTCTTTTGCTCTTGCACGAATAGCATCATTAGCAGATGCCATGACTTTCCACTCATTAAGAAGTTCAACAACTTTTGTTCGTGGCATTGTAAGATGCTTTGCAATTTTGGTAGGATCATTGCCCTTTAAATATTCTTCTACTACACGATTAACCTCGTCAAGGTGTTTTACTAATTCAACTTCAGTTGACATTATATTTTCCTTCTAGTCGGTTAATTTCATCTTTAATATAAAAGATTGCTTTTTCAAGGTCTTGAATAGTCTTTGACTCATCCTTTATACCTGCTCTCCACAAATATTTAAAAGCATTCCCAATATTAAAATTACGATGACGAGTAATTTCTAAACATTCTACTCCAGAAGGATCTGTTGTATAGTGTGAAGGATGATTTACTTGATCTACTGTAATATTTAGATTATCACTCATAGTTTTCCTCTTCATCATCTTCCCAGTCAAATGCTTCTGGGATACCACGCAGTGCTGTTATTACATATGTAAATCCAACAGCACTAGCAACGCCTAGCCCTATAATAATTTTCTGCAGTTTACTCATCTTCTTGACTTCCTTAGTCCAAATTTAGCAAGGTAAACATAGATAGTTTCTACGCTTGCCCCACATTCCTTAGCAATCTCTTCTGGTGACTTCTTATCAATAAGAAACCTTTTCTTGAGCCATACTTCTGATGTATACAGTTTACCAGCCATGATGTTATTTGTCAACTCCAATAGCCTTATCCCAGTTATGAATAGCCCAATGGCCAATACCTGCAGCATCTGCAACATCATAATCTTCTATTTTTTTATCATAAACAATGTCTAATAACTTAGTTGTTCTTTTCTTTCTAAAGTCACGCTCATAGGTTTTATACCAGGATAACGACTTTCCAGGATTTGCAACCCTTACTTGCAGTTGTTCTTCTTTAGATAGTTTCTTATTACCTAGGTAGTTTTGCCACGTTATTGGTGATACCTTGCCTACCGTCCTAATACCGCACATTGCAGCAGCCCCAAGAAGTGCTCCTTGAACTAGCGCTAGATCGGCAGCAGTCTTTGGGCTATTCATAAAAACAGTATGCTCAATAACAATTGCATCAACATTAATAAAATGATTAAAGAATGATCTAGTTTTAATTGCAGCATCTCCAACCTTTTCATAAATATCTTTACCTTCAAAGTTGATTTTTCCTACGCTATCAAGTTTTCCAGAAATATAGATAGCAAAAGCAAGACTATTGGTACTAGCGTCTATTGCACAAATTCTTTCTGGTTTAGTCTTGTTCATAATCAAAAAACCCCTTTACTTCTTTTAACATTTTTGCTACTGCTTTTTCACTAACATTGCAGTTAGAGCAAAATCCAGAGTCGTTGTAGATGGAGAGTTGAACACCGCACCCACCAAGACATCTTCTTAATTTGCCCAATCTTTTTTGTCTTTTTGTGACTTGATATCTTTCAGCAATCTTATCTTTTGTAGCAAGATCTCTACACTCTTGGCTGCAATAAATCTGATAACTTACTTTTGGTTTGAAGTGGTTTTCACATTCAAACCTATCACATCGTTTCACTCAATTCCTCCAGAGATGCAATTTTAATAACTCCCGCCTCTGCTTTATCGCAGTCTGACTTCAGTGGGCAGTTTTTGCAAATCTTTGCGTTTGCTCTATAATTTTTCATAGGAAGTTCTTTGTCTTCCCATGCCTTACGAACAACTCTCATCCATTCAAATGCTTGATCTATCCAGTTAATATAGTTTTCATTAATCTCAACTGGTATAGCAAGAAGTTCGTGATTGTTTTTATTTTCATAAACCAGAACACCCTTAGCCTTCTTAAGAACCTTCATATAAATAAGTAACTGGATTACGTGACCAGTCTTTGGCTTATTAGTTCTTTTTCTATATTCAAACACTGTTTCATTTGTTGTTTTTACTTCAACAACTACTTCTTCGTCTTGCCATTTGACTAAACCATCTACCTTGCCATAAATAGGAGGATCTGATTCACGCAAGTCAAACTCTGTATCGATAAGAATTCCAGAACCTGCGAAGGCTTTTCCAAGAATACGCTCATGTGAAATAATTCCATTAGTCATATTTGCTACATCATATGGAGTATTATTGTCTTCAAAGTTGGCTCCAGAAAATGCTAGATACCAATATCGTGGACACTCTCCATGACCATATGCAATTGTAGATGGACCAAATGTTTTCTTTGTTTGAAACTTTGTACCACGATCTGCTAGGTACCCATTTTGAATAGTCTCAACAAACTTTTCTGTCTCAAAAGTGTCGGTCTCCGTTGTAGGCTTAAGCATAATCTCTTTTAGTAAATTTTTTGTCATTACATTCCTTTGTTTATATAAGTATATCAGGTTAACGCATTATGTATTTAAGCGCTGAGACCAAATCGTTAATTGCTTCTGCTGCTGTGTAGTAAATGTTCTTCTTTGATCTGTCGCTTTTATCTACATTTGTTAACCAAGTAGCCTTAAATGACATTTTTGCTGCTATTGCCTGTAGCCGTACAATCTCTAGGCTTGCCACATGTGGCGGAATATCTGGCTTAATAATTAACTTAGCAATCATAGTCAAGGCAACGGTCAACTCTTCATCCTGCATATAGTCTGCAATTTCTGCTAAGCCATTTACCATATCAATTGTTGTCTGTCCTGATTCATTTTGCTGTGTCATTTTCATACCCTTCTGTTAATTGCTCTAGCATTTCTACTTCAATCACTGCAAGTCTTACTTTAGAATTACCATCACCAAGTATTAAAAATAATGCAGGATCATTGCCATTTCTTATTGCATCTGTTACTGCCTTTGCCCAAATATCTTTATTTACTGTAATTCCTTTTGGATACTCTTTAAAATCTACCGTAAAGTTTCTCCAAGTTGCATCACCCTTATGAGTGTTTCTTCCAGAGTTTTTGTGCTGCTTAGCACCAAGCCTTTTGCTTTCTCCTCTTTCACTCATTACCAAAATCCTTTTTCTTCTTTTTCTTAGCAACAAGTTCTACTCTAGATATGTGTTTGTTTGGACACATCCATGTCACATCTCCAGTTTCATGCCAAAATCTTCCTGCAAGAACATCTTTTTTACATTTTTGACAAATGAATTGCCCCTTAATGTGTATAAATTTTTCTTCAGCCATTTAGTAGTTTGCTCTTTAATGAATCTTGCAGATCAAGATCTTCTCTAACTCTATTAATAAAACCTTCTCTACCCTGAACCTTAGTGCCATCTTCAAGTTGGTACCATGCTCCAGTTCTTGTTACAAGGCCTGCTAGTTCTGCTGTATCAACAAGGTCGCCAATCTCATCAATACCAACATTGTCTCCTCTAAAATAAAAATCATACTCTCCATTTTGGAAACCAGGAGAAGTCTTAGAGAATTGTAGTTCCCATCTAACCTTGCGACCAATCTTTTCTTCGATTAACTTATCGCCAACATTAATCTTTCCCTTGATTGCCTGATTATCTGACTCTGAAGAAAATAGTTTAATGACTGTTGAAGAATAAAACTTTGTAGCCTGACCGCCAGTAGGCTGTTGACTGGTATACATTGCACTAATATTATTACGAGATTGAGAAATAAGAACAAATAAGGTTGGCTTAACCTTATTGTTAGCATAGTTAATCATCTTCCATGCATTGCTGAAGTCACGAGATTCTGCACCAATTTGTTTTGTATTCTCAAGTTGTTTAAGTTCGTCTGAATCTTTTTCAAAGTAAATTGCTGGCAGTAATGAAGTAATACTATCAACAACAACCATATCTACACCAGCATTCATAAGGCTAGTTCCAATATCAACCATCTCGTTAATTGTTCTGCATTGTGAAACAATTAACTTTGAAGTATCTACCCCAAGTTTTTCAGCCCATGCTTTATCATAAGACATCTCTGCATCAATCCAAGCACAGATTTTTCCTTCTTTCTGTGCAAGACCAATCATCTGTAGACACAAAGAAGACTTTGCAGAAGACTTTGACCCCCAAATAAGCACTTGTCGGCCATATGGAAGACCGCCATTTAAAGCCTTATTAAGACCAAAACTTGGTGTTGCAGCGTACTGTGTTGCTGGAATTGTGTCTCCAGCCATCACTGTCTTACGTAGTTTTGGATTTAGTTGAGCCAAAACATCTGCTATTGTAACTACCATTAAAATCTTACCCCGTGTTTCTTTGGTCTATTGGAGTTCTTCTCCATTTTTTCTTTAATTGCCATGTTTAATGATTTAGTCATATACCCTGCTTCTACCATGCCTGCATACAAATCTAGTGTGCGAATAATAATATCTGCAAACTCATCTGATAACTGATCTGGATCCATTTCTTTTCTAAGCGCTTCCATTGCCTCAACAACTTCAGACACAATCATCATCATTTGTTTTGTAACAAATATCTCATCTGCTGGTCTATCCCAAAAACCTTTTTCTACTGCATTTTTATGTATTGTTCTTGCTAACTCATCAAACATTTGACACATCCTCCATAATTACTGTTCCATCTTTTGTTTTACCAAACTTAAAATTATAAACATTTCCTGCTTCAATACTCATATATGCTTTTGCAAATGCTGTTGGAAATACAGTAATAGAATGTAGTTCTCTACCAGAATCTGCTAATGTAAGTGATGCCATTTTCTTTCCAGCCTTTGTCATTCTTGGCTTAAAGGAGATTACAAAGTGCTCTCCCTCTTTAAAGGGCAACATCTTATAGTTTAAGAATTTAACCAATGCATCCTTAGACTCTTTTACCTCATCTACTGGCACAGATGACATAATTCTATTATCACTTACCAAAAGAATATATGTTCTTCCAGCCTCAATTACAGTATTCTCATCATCAAAAATACCAACAGATCCTGTTTTATCTAACAACTCTACCCTAGACCAACCCTTACTTCTCTTAATTGATTTTACCATACCCATTAAGATGAAGGCTCCTTTTTCCTCATACTCCTCTACATCATTTAAATATGCATAGTAGTGTTGTGGAATAGAAGTGTTAAACTCAGGAAGGTTTAGGTATTCATAAAGGTTTTCTTTTACCTCTTGCTGATTAGCAGGATTATCAGAAAATGTTAATGCACCTACCGCTCTCATAGAATTTAAAGCACGAGTGTTTACGCCATTGCCTTTTGTAAACGTAAAGTCTTCTACTTCTTTGAATGTTTTAAAAGGTCTAGCCTGAATATATCTCTCTGCAATCGTATCAGAGATAAACTTAATCGCTGATAGTCCGAACCTGATACCCTTACCCTCAATTTTAAAATCTTTATCTGAATCGTTAATATGAGGTAGTTTAACTGGTATGCCCATTCTTTTTGCTTCAATTAAGTATTCCGTTCTTGTGTCTTTATCTTTTTCATTCTTTAGTAGTGCAAACATAAACTCTAATGGATAGTGATACTTTAGCCACGCCGTCCAATACGAGAGCGTAGAGTAAGCAACCGCATGAGACTTGTTGAACGAGTATCCCGCATGTGCTTCAAAGTCATGCCATAAATCAAGAGCCTGATTGGGAGCAATATAGGCAGAAGCGCCTTTGATAAACCTGTCTTTGAACTCGTCAAACTCTTTAGCATCCTTCTTCTTTCCAATGATCTTTCTAACTTTATCTGCTTCCGACATGGACATACCGCCAAGTTGTACGCATGTTTGCATAACTTGTTCCTGGTAAAGAATGCAGCCATAAGTATCCTCCGTAAATTGTTTTAGAATAGTATGAGTATAATCAATGTTTTGACGACCATGTTTACGTGCAATATAGTCTTTACCAATGGTATTCATAGCGCCAGGACGCACCAAAGCATTGGATGCAGCCAACTCTGAAAGATTTTTAACACCCATCTTAATGAGTAGATTTGTATATGGTGCTGCTTCACACTGGAATATACCCTTTGTGTAGCCGTCAGAAAGCATTTGATAAACATTTTTATCATCCATATCAATCTCTAACAGATTAATCTTTTTCTTATCTCTTTCTTGAATCATGTCTAGGGTATCCTTAAGAACACTAAGAGTCTTAAGGCCAAGTGCATCAATCTTAATTAGACCAATTCTTTCTGCTTCTTCCATATCTACAGCAACAACTGGAATGCGACCATCACTACCAGTAACTGATCGTGTTTCTAATGGTGCATATTTAAAGATTGGATCTTTGCTAGTAACAACTCCAGCAGCATGAATACCAGTGCCTCTAATACGACCACGTAGTTGATCTCCATACAGTTCTACTTCTGGATACTTTTCTCTAAACCAAGCAGCATTTCTTGAGCCACAATAGTCTTCCCATGTATCTACAGTTTTAAGAACTTTGTTTACATCTGGTAAAGGAATATTAAGTGCACGGGAAACATCTCTTACAACACCTTTATCTTTGAATTGTAAGAATGTAGCAATAGAAGCGACATGTCTATATTGTCTAACTAGATAGTCTTTTACTTCATCTCGTCTTGAATCTTGAATATCTGTATCAATATCAGGAAAGTCATTACGTTCTGGATTGATAAAACGGAAGAACAGTAACCCATGCTTTAGTGGATCAATATCTGTAATTCCAAGTGTATAACAAAGCAATGAGCCAGCAGATGATCCGCGACCTGGACCAACCATGATGTCTTCCTTCTTTGCCCAATTAAGCATGTTACGAACTACCAAGAAATATGGAGCAAAGTTTTTATCATTAATGATTGTTAACTCTTCATCAAGTCTATCAAGGTATTCTTGTTTGCCTTCAAGACCACGTTCTTTAAGTCCTTCCATAGCAAGTTTCTTTAATTCTAAACCTGGCTTTGGATATTGCACTGGTAGTAGATTTAGTCCTTCTTTAATATCATAGTCTTCTACCTTGTTAGCAATCTCTATTGTAGATGTAAACATGTCTTCACGATCAATACCCTGCTTTAGCATGGCAGCCTTCATCTCTTTATATGAAAGCAAATGAATATCAAACTTATTAAAACTCATCATTCTATCTGCACCATATAAATAATCAAGTCTATCCATAAAGGTTTCTTTTTTCTTAGACTTTTCATAAGTTGCATCTTTTTCCAACTTAGCATGAGTATTAAGAATTAACATTAACTCTTGAATTTCTTTTTGACTTGAATCAGAATGGTGACAGTCTGGTGTTACAACAATCTTGATCTGCATTGCATCTGCAAGTTCAATAATTCCTTTATTAATTTCTGCAGAATTATGTGGCATAACCTCAATGTAATAGTCATCGCCAAACTCATCTTTAAACCATTGCATATGTCGTTTTGCAGTTGCAAGTTCTCCTAGTTCTACTGCTTTAGCAATCCAACCACTAAGGCAACCAGAGGTAACAACAAGTCCTTCTTTATACTTCTTTAGTACATCAAAATCAAATCTTGGTTTGCTGAAGAAGCCTTCAGTCCAAGCAATTTCATTAATCTTGTTTAGATTTTCTAGACCTTCTTGATTCTTAGCGAGAAGAACTATATGATGATAATTTAAATCAAGAGGATCAGTACGTTCTGCCTTTGCTCTCTTATCATTCATATTACTTGTCATATAGCCTTCTACGCCAAGAATTGGTTTGATGCCCTTTGCTTTTGCAATACGGTGCAGTTCCCTATGCCCAGATAAAGAACCATGATCTGTGATAGCCAATGCTGGCATACCAAGTTCAACTGCTCGGTTAACGTATTCTTCTGGAGTAGCAACACCATCCATTAAGGAGTAGTGTGTATGGACATGCAAACCTACGTAATTCATCTATTACCAGTCAATATTTGTGCTGGTAGCAGATGGAGTATCGAACCCAAAGTAGAATGCTTCTTGCTCTGGATAAGGAACTTCACGAACAACCTTTTCTAGGTTGAAGAATTCATAGCCATCCCACTTGAATGGTTCAGAATCTGGAATGCTTGGAATAAGCGTATAATTAGTTTCAGTTCCCTGACCATTGCGCTTTAACTTCCATTGTAAGTTTGAGATGCTACCTGTTTCAAGGGCATACTCACGAATTGTATTAAAAGCAGATTGCTTACTAATACCTTGTGACCAAACAGCGATATATGCATCTTCTGTTCCATCATCTACTAAAACATTTGTGTAGAAACGTAGACGTGCTCTCCAGCCAGACTTAGGCTCTTTACGTGCCATCTCACAGCCAAAGCAACGTCCCTCAGACTCCTGAGTACATGCTGCTTTACGCTTATAGTCTTTTGGATTTGTATGCTCTGAACATACTACTGCTAATCCACGGTCTTCATTGTAGTTTGCTGAGTCTTGATCCAACTCGTTAACAAATCTAATCTTTGCTGCTTGTCCGTCTGCTAACTTAACCCAACGAACCTTTGTTCCTGTACCTTCGTATTTTGGCTTGTCGACTAGGGCGTTGATATTTTTTAGTCCCTTTACAATAGTCATGTGTTTTCTCCTTATATAAGTGTTTTATTATTTTAGCATAGAGTCAATAACGTTGTCAAATTGAAACTCAAGTTTTCTAATTTGATCATCTGTCATATCACCTATATCTTTGTATCCTTTGTCAGGTGTTATAACTGTAACTAAGTTACCCATTTTTTCAGTAAGTTTCTCAGCCATAATTATTCCAGCCTCATCATTGTCTGCTACTAATAGGACACCTGTAAAGTACCGCTTCAAAAGTTCGATCTGGCTTGATGAAACATTTGCCCCTAGGGTAGCAACCGCAGGGAAACCTACTTGATCCAATCTAATAGCATCAAAAGAAGACTCAACAACGTAAACAGTCTTAGATGCTTTTACTCTGTGAAGATTAAAAAGAATCTTGCTCTTAGGAAGACCTGGAGTATTTTTAAACTCTTTGCCTTCAATAGTTCTTGCAACAAAACCAATCGACATCCCATCTGGAGACTGCATTGGAATTACCACAGAGTCTTGTTTTTCTGAAAACCCTAAATCAAATTTTACCACAGACTCTTTTGTTAGCCTTCTGCCTTCAAAATAACTCATGGCTCTTGGTGATTCAAGTGCTTGTTTATTTAATCTCTTAATTAATAGTTCATCATATTGAACAAAGTCTGGCATCTGATGCAAGGCTTTATTAATAACTGCTTCAATATCTGTTTCTGTTTCTTTGCTTTTTATAAATCTAACAGTTTCAAAATATGTTCTTCCTGTCATGTGCATAATTAATTCAATAAGACTTCTAGTTGTTTGACAACCAAAACAAAAAAACAATCCAGATTCTTTAGAAACTTCTCCTGCTGGAGTTCTGTTGTTATTATGATATGGACAAAAAATTATATAATCAGTTCCATACTCAGCCTCAATGTCAATTCCTGCACCCGACAGGACTCTATGTATCTGCTGTGTTGTATATAACTCTTTAGCCATTCTTGTCTTCAAAATCCTTATATTTGTAATAACCTTTATCAAAATCACATTGTACTAAAAAGTCTCCCATATAACCATTACGATTTTTTCTAAAAGCACATTCAATAATATCACTGTTGGTTGCACGACCAAGTGCTAATACCCAATCAGCATCGTAAGCAATCTGTCTAGACCAAGATGTTTGACCAAGAGTAGGTACACTACTCAAGTCTTTTGCATCATCTGGAGTTGCAGATGAAATAGCCATGATAGGTACTTCTTCACTAATAGCCATAAGTTTTAGTTCACGAGAAAGGTTCTTCATTCGTACCGTTTCGTTGTCTGACTTTTGGTTTGGACTCATGAGTTGCAAATAGTCAACGATAACAAAGTCAGGCTTGTACTGATCAATTTTTCCACGAATAACTGAAGGTGTTACTTCTCCGCCTTGATCATTTGAAATAATATGAAAGTGTGGTCTGCCTTGAAGTTTGTTTTCATGCCATTTCTTAAGCATATCAAGTTCTACTTCTCCATTAGAAAGTTTTCTATGTGACCAAAGCCCTTCACCCATAATAGTAAATGCACGGTTTCTAACTTCTGTTTCAGACATTTCAAGACTAATAATTAAAGGAGTCTTGCCCTGCTTCCAAGCCTGCACAGCAAAGTACAAGGCCAGCCATGATTTACCAATTCCTGGATAAGCAAGGAACACACCTAACTGCCCTGGCATAATTCCAGAAGGTAAGTAGTTATCAAATCCTGGAAGACCAGTCTTGATTCCAATGTGACCAAGTGCTTGTTGCTGCTTAACATTTTCAAAATATGCAATAGCAGAATCTATATCTGTAGCATCAATATCACGGATAGTAGATGTATTCTTTTTTAACTCTGAGGTTTTAGTAATAAGTTCTTCTAGTGCTTTTGGTCCTTCACCCTGCTGGATTTCAGATGCAGCGTTACGAATAATATCCTTCAGGCTATCATTTAAATATTCTACTTGCAGTTCATCTAGGTGATGTTTTGTTGCACCAATACCTTCGGCTGGCGCAAAGTCTCTAAACTTTTCTACCACAAGTGAGACTGGAGGAACTGTTCCATTTGTTTCAGAATAGTTCCTGATAAAGTTCCACACATCGTTATGTGTTCTTAAAAGATTATCAACATTAGCCTGTAGTAATACGTGAACTTGCTTGTCAGTTAAAACAGCAGTGATTAGTTTTGCCTCTGTGTTATTCACTTAACCACTCCCTTGCTTTAGCCCTACGTTGTTTTCGTTCTGTGTCGTCTTGTTCTTTATCAAGTTTACCATTAAGAATTTTTTCTGCATTATAAGAAAAGAAGTTCCAAGTTGGCTCTTGTGCTACGCTAAAATAATAATCCAATAAGTCATAGCAAGCAGGAAGTCCATATGATTCAACAAGGGCATCTGATGCCCACTGCTCAACGTTTAAGTTGATGTTAGACTTTTGCTCATATCTCTGCAAGTAAAGTTTGTTGTAGCGACTGAGCAAAGCCATTCGGTCTTTGCGTTCAGCCACTCTACTCTGCTACGATTTCGGCTTTTGCTTCGTTGACTTTTTCAATTACTTTATTTTCAACAAATGCATAGATGCGATCCATTGCTTCATTTGTTGTTTCTCCTTCACGAGTGTAATCTACAACGCCAAGATCAACTCTTAGCGACTGAAAATTACCCAAGTTAAGTGTGTACCCAAGTGTTGCAGATACCTTTGTGTTTTGTCTTTCAATAACGTTTTCTGTAATTTCTTCCATGATTTCCCCCATTAGTTAATGCTCTCATTCCAAACTGGAATAAATCTGCCATCTTCAGTTCTTGTATAAACCAGTATACCATCGCCTGTCCTACGTGTCAACTCTTGACTTGTAGGTGTCATGTTGTTTGTTATTAAATTATCTTTTCTTGGTCTTCCAATATGTATACTTGCAAGTATATCACGTATCTCTTTTACTTGCGATTCAGAGTAATATGCTCTTACTTGCCAATGACGTACCCCGTTTAATTGTGAACCCATTGGTGGAGGAATGACTCCTCGTTTAATTAATAATGGAAAATACTTACGATGCCTATTGACAAGTTTGGCTGTTTCTGTTACAGTATAAGCCTTTTGTCTATTTTTTCTAAAGTCAGCACGAAAACAAGTTTCTATTCTGTCTTTTGTAATATTATAAACAGAGACCATTCCAGTAGATCTTGAACTATGATGCAATCTAACCAAGTCACCATTTAGAAACCAAATCTTTTTGTTTCCATTAATTACAGGTTGACTATTGTAGTCTTTGCTCTCAAGTTTTCTTGGTTTAAAATCCATCTACCCTCCTTGCTGTCTGACGGTGGATGAAAAAATTTTCTTGAACCACAACAGACGCAATAAGTTTCAATATGTATTTGGCTAGAATATTGTCTATCAACAAACATTCTGCCATTGCATTTACCGCAATGCATTACCCAGTCCCCTTTAGTTTGGTATACCAATAATGATAAGGTGGACTGCCAGAGAAAGATCTCCAGATGCACCAAATCTTACAATGCCCTCTACTCTTGAAGTAGTTACACTTTTTAAAATAACGTTAACATTTTGTCCTGCTGGAGTATTTCCAATATTTACTGCTGTTGCAGATGCAATTGGAGAATACTTAAAGTCTGATGGAAAGTCATATGAAAATGTCTTTTCATTTCCAGCACTAACTGTAGAATTGTTAGCAACCTCTACATATCCACCAACAACTCTTGCTTCTGATGTTTTAATGCTTTGTTTTCCAGCAGACACAGTATCAACTGTAGTGTAATTGTATGTTGCGGATGAAACCTGTGTAGACAAATTATTAACAGTATCAACTAACTGATAAATATATGTTAAATCTAGAGGTTGTCCTCGTTCTGGTAGCGGTACTTTAGCCATTATCTCTCCATTATATCATTAAACAGTCTGATTGAGCAATCTGTATACTTTTAAAAAAGGTGTTCCAACAGCCCCATCTGATCTTTCAATCGGATACCCTGGAAGATAAATCTCAATACTTATTCTGTTTGGTGGACTTGCTTGTACAACTCCATTTACAGTATATGTTGTTGGAACTGGTAAGGATAAAGAACTTGCGGACAATCTTTCTTTATATAGCCAGTCTCCATTACCGCCTCCTTGATCCCATCTAACCCAAAAATCATACTGAGATTCTTTTTTAATAAAATAAGTATTTGCTCCATCAACTTTATTAATTGTTACTGCATCCCAAGCAAAAAAAGCAGTTGTTCCACTCAATGACCCTATAGATGCAAAATTTATAATTCCTGGAACAAATGTATAATCTGGCTCAATTAAATAAACTGGAGACCAGTGCGACGTTCTATTTTTATCATCTGAGATAATTCTATATCTCAAAGAATAGCCCTGTGTTTCACTACCAATTGGAGGCAAACTTGAATAAGGTGTTTTAAATTTTTTAATTGTTTCATTAGCCATTATGTAACACCAACTGAAAATCTAAATTCAATATAATTACTTGTGTTTGGTGATTTAATAATTGTTTCTGCATCTATGTTCTTAACAACGGAATAACCAGTTAGACCGTATAATGGATTAGTTGTTGCAATATTCTCTAGTCTAAGTGCATCAAGTGCAATGTAGTAATCATCAGAAGGAACATTTGAAACAAGTGCACAAGCATAAATCTTTACTACGGTAACTGCATTCCATGTAAACCCTTGTGTTTGGTAAAGTTCTTGTAATTGTGATGTAGCAACATAGTATCTGTTTGCTGCAAAATCATATGTTGCTCCGCTGCCGTTTCCGTTGTCTAATTCAATCTCAAATCTAGCAAACTCTTCTGGTGTTTCTGCATCCGTTGTTGCAAAATCTACTAAAATTCTAACTGTATCTGGCACTGCAAAAGAATCTCCATCTTTGCTGATAATAGAAAAAGCAAGACGTAACTCATCTATTGGAGAGTTTTTACTAAAATTAACATCTGCTCCAGTTAGGTGTATATGGTTTGATCCAGCCTCAATAACAAAATGGCCAGCAGGTGATCCAGTGCTTGCATCAATTGTTAGGTCTGAGTCATCACCTTGAATTAAAATAATATTATTTAAAAATCTTGCACGTTCATATCTTTCTGGACGTGGAGTTTTATAAAAGATAGAGTTGTCAGCATTTGTCTGAAATACTGGATCTACTGTTGCAATAATATTATCATCTAATGGATCATCTAAAGGCTCTGTTATTGTTGGAATAGCAGTTGCTGCAACATTAGTGTGATATTGCCAGTTTTCTCCTTGAGTAAAAGCAAAAACTGTTTTACTGTCATATGCTCCAGCAGATGGGTTAGATCCTGCTGAGTATAATCCAATTTCAGTTATCTCATATCTTTCTTCTGTTGGTAATTCTGCAGTAAGAACTATCTTTTCTGTTCCGCCATCATTTACAAAACCTCTTGAAGAAATTGGAACTCTAAACATCTCAAAATCTAAGTTATCTTTTAAAGAGTAATCTCCGTATGGATCACCAGTTGCCAATGGTTGCGCCCCACAGCCAACAGCAATGTATGAAGCGTATGCTGGAGCCTGTCCAAGCAAATACTTCCCAATTATTGATTTTCCGTTGTTAGTTATCATTTAAATTACCGCCTCATATATTGTACCACTTATGGTAATCTCTACCTCTATCTGCTCATCCGACTTCAAGTTTATTGCCTCAACAACTAGTTCTCCTGTTATTGGATCAATATACACATGAGCACCACCTGGGCCAGTTCCTTGATCTGGAACCTTTTCATCAAACTTAATAGAAAAGTTTTGAAAATATTTATCTGATGTTGCCTGAAGACTAACTATATTATTAGGGTTATACTGTTGTTGTACAGCAGTTAAATTCTTAATAGGCTGATAAATGATTGTTTGACCATTTACAGTATCATTTCTAGCAATATTAATTAATTCTTGACCACCAATATTTTCAAAAATAAGATCTGTCATTATTTCTATTGGCAATGAATCATCATTATACAAAATAGTATCTATTGGTGCAGTTAATACTGGGTCTACAGACTTCAATCCTACTCCAAGTCCAAGCACTCCTGGTGTTAAAGGTATTGGGCTTACCGAATTAACTTGTTTGTAATTAGAAGTTGTATCGGTTGATCGGTACTCCGTATCTCTAAACGTGTTTTCAGACATCTTATACCTCACTCAAATATACTGTCATAGATGGACCTTCCAATGTTCTATTATAAGAAATATTATACACAACAAATCTGTTAGAATCATTTGCTACTAAATCTAGGCCATCATTATTTTTATAGTCAACTGTAACAATATCTCCTAATTGAAGTGTAGGAATTGAAAATAAACTTATTCCAATTGATTTTTTAGGAGACATAACTTTGCTAATAATCCATCCCATAAGTTCTTCTGCATCATCCTGGGTCTGAATATATGGACTCTCAATAGCAAAGTCATTTTTTCCATAAATAAGTCTACTCAATTTTATTTCGTCATACTTTGCTTTTTGAACTAATGGAGATGTAATAAGAGTACTACCCTGTAGTTGTGGGTCAGACAAATTACTTTCTTTCTTGAAGTATTCATCTACTGTTAACTGGTATGTTGTATCTTGCGTAAATGTAATACCCTGGATTCTTAGATAGTTTCCTGTTGTTTCATCTAAGTTTAATGCTGTATCTGAAGCATTAAAAATTAAAAACTCAGCGCCGTACGAGTCTGCCTGGAATCCAGAAATTGAGTATCCCTTGATTCTATTAAATGTTGGAGATAGTTGAGCATATAAAGCAGGATATGAGCGATCATACTTAATATCAAAATAGGCACACTCACGCATAATGGAACCAAATTCTTCAAAATACATGTTATATTTTGGTGGTTGACCAGAACTTATTCCAGTCAGATAGGTTCCCTGAATTAAACCGCTGATTGCATATTTTCTGAATGACTCATTTGCATCTATCTCACTATCTCCAAAAACTCCAGAAAGGGTTTCTCCAACAACCGACACTGTGTTTTGTGCATAATTGTTGGTTAATGCATATAGATTTTCAAACATAACTCTTGATGAGCCTCTTACAAATGGAGCAATATTATTATAAACTGGAAGCGGATCTGTATCATCAACAATCTTGACTAACTTATTATTTATATATAAATAAAATCTACGAAGTGTTCCAATGTCTTGATACTCAACTGATAAGTCATATACCGTTGGCTTGTCTTCTCCAGCCATTCTGTACTGTCCAGTAAACTTGCCATCATCAACAATAATGCTTGTTAGTCCACCCCAAAGTTTTACTGGTATAGCATTATTATTTGATGCGTCCTTCTTTACTTTATAAAAAACAACATTATTAATATTTACTGAGGCCTGACCAGTGGTATCAAGTTTTAAGTAAGATTCAACATTTGTTTCTGTTAAAGCAACAATTTCAAAATAATATCCATTATTTGTTTCTGGATTTACCATAATTGCTAATCCTCCAGAACCACCACCAATGCTAACGTTCTGGTTTGCCTGTACTGAGTTTACCTGATAATAAGATGTACTGCCCGTTGGTGTTTGTCCACGAGTTTCATTATTTTCAATTTTTCCAATAATTCTCATTCTTGCGCCAAAACTTCTGTATGCATTATCAAGTTGCTTATATTGATATGATACAAAATTAAGAGGAACCTCTGTAGTTTTAAAAGATGGGCCATTCATTATAAGTGCTGAAGACTGAATTGTTCCAGTCTGTGTTGATTTAAGACTATTTACATCTGTTTCTGTCAAAAAACTACTTGACATAAAATTTTTAATAATTCCATTTCTTGTTGTTTGTCTAGCAAGAGTATTATTTATTCCTGCAGCACCAACTGTTGTTGCTGGAACAGATAGATTTGCATCTAAAGTTGTTGTAAATAAGTATTGTGTTTGCATATCACAACCACGAACATATTCGTTGTCAGACCAATATTGGTTAATTCCTGCGCTGTGTGATACTACTGGGGTACCAAACTGGCCTCTACCGCTTTCATACACCGCTCCTGGTTGAAGCCTTTCTATACCGTCAACTGTCTCATAATATGGGGTTGAGAATATTCTTATAAGACCTGTTGGATATATTTTTCCATTAAATGGTATTGAAGCAAAATATTTTTGATACTCTTGATTACTGCTAATCCAAACATTTCCAGTACCAGTAATATTAAATTCAGCAGCATCATATTTAATAATCTCTCCGCCAGAATAAAAGTATCCTTGATATCTAGTTAACCAATATACATTTTCACCAATATCCATTATATTGTTTACTACAATACCGTTTTCTACAGTAGGCAGGCTTCCAGTTAGGTCAGAGTTTAATGGCATAGCACCAAGGACATACTTTCCTTGTTTAGATGCTACCTCATTAATTGTCTTTGTGTTATCTGTACCAGAAACTTCCCAGAGCAAAGCAGGCTTATAAATCCAAGTCTTGTCTCTATCAACCATACTTGACTGCCTTATACTTCCATAAGATCTTTGAATATATCTTGCTGTATAAGAAATGTTTCCACCATTGTAAACTTTTTTATCTTGGGAGGCTATAGCCATAATATTTGGAAGATTTCCAGAGGTAGCATTTTCTACCACTCCAGAATCTGTTTGGTTGTTCGTTCCAGATAAAACAAAATCTGTAACTCTTTGCTCTGCATCTGGCATTAAGTAATTTTTACTCATAACTATAAAATTGTTATATTCATCAAAAAACATAGCACTTTGTGTAGCAATTGCTAATTGATTTAAAACCTCTGCTACGTTTTGATCTGGAGCAACAAAGAAGTATGGAATTATTGGGTCTGACTCTGTTTCCAGTCTTCTAAAAGAATAATTGCTAAAACCAATATAGTCAAGTAATGTTGTGATAGCCATACTTAAAGATGTCTCTGTCATCAATAATCTTGGAGCAGGCATTGACTCAACAAAGAAATACAAGTCACGCAGTTCAAGATTTAATGTTCCAGCAGTTACATCTGCTTGTGGCATACCTTCTGAGTACAATGTTTTAATTGGTACGTAGTAATCAAATCCATCAACATTAACTATAATTTCATAAAAGTTAAATTTAATATTTTTTCTAACATAGTTTGAAATAATACTAGAAGTGTTATATTCATTGAAGGCTTGATCATCATCAAAAATAGATAACGAGCCAGTCGAAGCAAGTAATTGTCCAACTGGTAGTGATGTAACTCCTATGTCTGACAAAGTTTTGGTAATTGAAAAATCAATGACCTTATCTGCTATATCTACTACTAGCCTTGGTGACATTTCAATTAAATCAAATGTAGAGTCAAATTTATTCATAACTTCTACAGAAATTCTCATACCCTGCATATATGCAAATTCTCTATATACAACAGATCCATTTACGTTGTCTGTAAATTGTTCTGGAGATGTAAGGTCTGTTACAAAGTTTGTTTGATTAGTTATTGTTTCTGATCCAAGTACCCAGCCGTATTCTGGAATAAAAGATTCATACCCATCGTCTTCACCTGTGCCAGTATAAATATAAAATATTCCCTGATCTCCTTCATTAGGGACAACCAGATAAGCATATCCAACTGGTGCTGCATCTGGTCTTAGTGTTATGGAAGATAAAGTTTCTGCATAAATAAATATATCTTTGTATGCCTCTGGTATTACTAATCCATACTCTAATTCTACATAACCATCTGGTCCAATAATTGCAGACCCGTCAGGTCTTGTATCTGCTTCTGTAAAAGAGTATAGGTCTATCCAGTTATTATCACTTAGATATTGAATGTTCCATCTAGATGGTGTTGTTTTATTTGCATCACCAAACAAAGGATCATCTATAGATGCAGTGCTTGTTGTAAATGGGCCAAGATCAACTGAGCCAACATTTGTTTGCATTTTAACAATAACTCGGTTTGCTGGAACCTGTTCTTTATAAACAACAAATGGTACTGCATCATCTATAAAGTTTAAGCCATTAGAAATATTATTAGCAATGCCACGTTCAAAATTATCTTCTGTTCTATATGAAGTCCAATATCTAAACTCATCATATCTAGATGGCATATAGTATCTTGGTCTTTCAGCCATCTGTGCGCCAGAATTTGCAACATATTTGCCTGCAAAATATAATGGTTTATTAATTCCAGATCTTGGTCTAAATGGTTTTAAACAATCTTCTAAAGAATAAATCATTTTCATTTTATCTTTTTGCAATGTAAATTGCTGAGGAGTTCCGCTGTCTGTAAATCCACCGTCAATAACTACGTCTGCGTCTGTTGCACCTGTGTAATAATTTCCTTCGTCAAGCGGATCAAATGAAATTGGAAGCGTAAAATATTGTGAAGTTGAGTCTAATGGACGGTATCTATAGTTTCCAACTTTTTGAATATTATCTGGCATATTCATGTTCCATTCAGCCAATACTAATGACTGAAGTCTAATTGTTGCAGATGTTTCTAGATGTGTCTTTAATGTTTCACTAACAAACATTCTAGACCTCTTCCAGTGTTACCGAAATATTCCAGAGGTCAAAGTTATTTCCACCACGCTTTACAATAGAATAATTAAAATCAGCAAAGTATACCTCTACTATTTGATTATATTGTTCAAGGTGTCCAAATGCTGCATCATCATCTCCAAAATTAGAATATTTATCATATGCTAGATACATCCAAAATGGACCTTTATGGTTTTCATACCAATCTAGGATCTCTACTCCGCCAGCACCGCCATCAGAAGTAAACTCTTGTGTATTATTTTGATATGGAGAAATACCAGTTGTTTCATTAAATGCAGCATTTTGATAAAATGCACGGGATGGAAGCAAGGACCATGACCAAGAAAAATTTAATTTATCTGCAATATGATATGAACGCATACGCCCATTAATAGTTCTTTGTCTTTGCTCAAGTCTTTCTGTACTAATATCTATTTCACCACGATTATGGTCTGATAATATTAAAAATTGATCTATTAAATTTGGGTCTGTTCCACCTGGTACCGTTGCCCCAACCTCATAGCCATTTGGCACGTAAAGGCCTTCTGAGAGGGTTCCAGCATTATCTGACCATAGGACTGCCTGGGGTCTCTGGTAGCGCCTTCTACCCGTTATATACGCTGCTGTAGCCATTATATTCTTTGTGTCCTAATTCTTTGTGAGTCTATTTGTTTAATCTGTGTCATTACCACTCTTGCAATATCGTCTGGATTTGCACCAGATTTAACATTAACGCTTAGATTATAATTATACACTGTTTCACCCGCATAAGAGCCATTATTTATGGCATTCATTTTATCAAGACCATACTTAGAAACAGCGTATCTACTCATTACAAATTCTCCAGGGGTTAGCATTGCTGGTACTATATCTGATCCTAGTCTTGGCATAACGCTTGGTCCCATATTTAATCCCAAACTTGGCATAACGCTTGGTCCCATGTCTAATCCCAAACTTGGCATAACGCTTGGTGAAATCATTCCACCACTAGCAAGATATTTAGTAACCATTCCACCAGAAGAATAGTTAGTCTGTGTTCCTCTATTTGCGTACCCTGCTGCTTTTGCTTCATTCTGCAATCTTTGTTTTTCAAGCGCAGCAAGTCTTGCTTGTTCTGCTGCTGCAGCATCTGCTAAAATCTTTTTTGCCTTTGGAGAAAGGTTTGCTTTACTTGCTGCAAGATCTGCAGAAATTTTATCTGCTGCTGCTAGGGCTGCTGCAACAGCATCTGCTGCTTCTAGTGCTGCTGCTGTTGCTGCATCTGCTTCTGCTGATGCTGCGTTTGCTGCATCAGTTGCTGCCTTCGCTGCATCTTCTGCTTCTTTTTGTGCTTCAGGTGATGTATTTGGATCTTTTGGAGGAGTAATTCCGCCACCAGGAATTGTCATGGAAGCAAATAATGCTGCAAGTTGTGCTGCTAAGTCTATTGCTTTTTGAATTTCTGCTTGCAAGTTAATTGTTTCAAGTTCTGCTGCTGCAATTCCACCCTTAACTTCTATCCATTGCAACTTTAAGTCATCAAGGTGATCTAATTCTTTTTGTCTTTCTTCTTCTACAGCAAGTAGTTCTGCTTTCTTAATATCAAGAGTTGCTAGTGCAGCAGCAAGTTTATCATTAGCAAGTTTGAGGTTTAGTTCCTCAGCGACACCAATACCATTTGTAATATTATAAATTTTATCTTCTTCGTCACGAATAAGTCTTGAAAGTCTTTCTCTTTCTCTTTCAAGTGGAAGAATAGAAAATTCTTTAATATTTGAAATTTGTTTTTCAAGTACTTCACGGCCTTCTTCAAGTTTGAATATTTGCTGACTTATTTCAAACTGACGCTGCTCAATTTGAACTCTTGTAAGTCCAGATGCAGTTCTTTGATTGTCAAGTTCTTTTTGTCTTGCTGCCTTTAGCATATCCATCTGTGAGCCAGATGCTGAATCTGCTGCTGCTCCACGCATATCTTGAACAGCCTGTGCTGCTGCAGAAATATCTCCAGACGTTAATGTGTCAGCAAGGGAGATTCTTTGTTTTTCTTGTGCGATTAAATCTTTATTGATTTCAGAAATCTTAGTTAATGCTTCTTCTTGAGCATCATATTTTTTATTAATTTCATCTGCTGCACGGTCAAGAAGTGTTAAATCATTTGCAAGGTCTGAAGACTCTTCTTGCAATACAGCAATAGGCTTATCAAACTGAGTATTAATAGTATCTTCAATTGAAGAAATTGTTTTTTGGAATTCCTCAATTGGGCGAGTAATTTTTTCTTCAATTTCTCTTTGTTTTTTATCTATTCCTGCTTGAATTCCATCAATGTGTTTTTGAATTTTTTCCACATTGTCTTGTGCTTTTTCAACTTCTTTTTGAGCAGCCTCTACCGCTCTTTCGCCAGCAAGTATTCTTCTAGCAAATTTTGCTTCTATTGCTTCATTTGCTAATGAGAAGAATTTATTTATTTTATCTTCTACAACAGAAAATGCATCTTGTAAAGATTTTAATGGGTTTTGAGTCATTGCTAAATCTTCTTGTGCTGCTTTCTGTGCTTTAAATGCATCAACAAGTCTGTTGACTTCTTCTTTTGTTTTTGCTGAACTTAATGCTAGGGCAAAATTTGCATCTGCAAGCATTTCTGCTGATAGTGCATTATCTTTTACTATTGCATTAAGTAAAATAAACTGTGATTTTTGTGCAATTAAACCATTTGTTGCTTTTCTTAAATCACTTTCAAAATCTCCAATTACTCCTTCTCTAAATATATCTAAGAGTAATTTTCCATTTTTAGTTAAATCAACAATTCCATCTTTTAGTTTTCCAGCATCAAGGTATGTTTCTAGTGCATCAATAGCACCCTTTTTACCTTTAGGATCTAGACTAGCAATAAAATCAATAAATTCTTGTGGTGCTTTTAGTTTTGATATCTGCTGATCTAAACCATCAAATATTGTTATCTCACCATTGCCTTTTTCAATAAGCCTTCTTAGTTCTCCTAGTGGATCTTTTGCTACTATGTCAGCACTTGCATCTCTTACTCTTCTTATTTTATCTAAAATATTATCAAGGAATGTATTTCTTGTGTTAGTACCGCCACCGCCACCTTTACCACTTGTTAACTTGCTAATCATATTCATATACCCAATAATATCTTCGGTCTGCTTTTGAACATCTTCAACAAGGGTCTTCTTTCCTTGTTCAGTAAAGTTTCCTTTTGAATCAATTACTGTATTGTATGTAATGGTTCTAATTTGATCTCTAGCCTGCTCATTTGCAATACCAGCAGATGCTGTCTCTGCAATATTTGCAGCCCATTGTTTTCTTGAATCTGCATCTGCAAATATTGTTTTAAACAAAGAGATATATGTTTGTATTGCAGTTTTTCTTAATTCTGGATCTAATCCTTTATAATATTCCCAATTGTCAGATAGGCCCTGAAGTCCTTGTTCAGTAAAACTTTTATCTTCGCCTTCAAGAACAACATTTTTTAATGCAATTTCTATTGTTTTAAATGTTGTATCTGGTGTCATAGCAATTGCCTCAACTGCAGAATTTAATTTTGTTACATCTGAAAGAAGGGTTGGATTATTTTTTAATGCAATTTCCATGTTAATTTCTTCACCATCAAATTGTTTTAATAATTCTAGTGTTGAATATTGCGCTTGGAATTCTGCATCTGATAGTCCACCCATTTTTATAATTATGTCTTTTGCTAAATCCTTATCTGCAAAATCACCTAAAATGGTTTGAACCTTATCTAGATCTTCCATTCCTTGTACTGTTAAATAAGTATTAAATGTTTTATCTAAGTTTTCATTATCTGTTCCAAACAGATTAAGGAACTCTGTTGCCTGGCTAGGCCCAAACTGCCCTGAAGAAACAACTGCTTCTATTTTTGCTCTCATGGTTGTTTCACCCATGGCTGCTGATCTATCTAAAAATGCCTTTGCATCTGTTTCTTGTTTTGTTCCCTTAAAACGTGTTGTAACTGCTTCAGCACTTGCAACAAAGAAGTCAGTTTTTTCATAAGCATCTGCCAAAGCAAGTTGTTCTTCAATTCCTCTTGTTACCTGCTTATTCATATTTCTGAGTTTTATAACTGACTCAAGTTTTTTAGTTTCTAGCCTATCTATTTCTTTTTGAATTAGCGCCTGGGCAGCCAAATCTTTTGTTGCTGCTTTGTCTGCTTTTAATTTATCAATAGTCTTGCTAGTGCTTACATCAATTGCATCAATTTGTGCCTGTATACTTTCAAATGATTGGCTTGCCATTGCTGCAGCAAATGCGTTATATTTCTTTAGCGCAGCATTGATTTCATCTATTTTTTCTTTTGCTTTATTATAACCATCTAGTGCTTCATTCTGAGCCTGTACTTGTCTATCATATTCTTCCAAGGCTTTTGCATTTTGTTCTGGTGTATATGTTACTGAAGTTTCTAATATTGGAGGTGGTAGCAAGGCTGCATCAAATTTGCCACTCTTAAGTTCTCTTTCAACAGAATCTAGTTGTGCTTGCAAGTTTGGCGCAATATTTGTAAACTGATCTACTGTCTCTTGTGCAATTTGTATTCTAATTTCAAATGGCTCTGTAGTTAAATCTTTTCCATCAACTGTTAATAATTTTTGAAGTTGGCCTTGTAATTTAATTCCAATTGTTTTATTTTTAAACTGAATACCAACTTGATCTGCAATGCTTGCTGCCTGTGCTGCATCTATTACACCATCTGAAACATAACTTGCTAACTTAAGAGAAAACTCTTTCATAGCAATATCTGGCATAGCCTTAAATCTTGCTTCAAATGCTCCTACATCTGCTTTTCCTACTTCGCTTTGTAAAAATGCACTTCCAAATTTAATTCCCTTACGCTGAACATTGAAGTCTCCAGTTGCAGATTCTCTCTTACGAGCCATTAGTTGTGATGCGCCAACCTTGCCAGATATTTCTCCGACCTGCTGCATTTTCTTTGTTGTTGCATATAATTCATCTACAAGTCTTGCTTCTGCCTTTATTGCCTCATCTTGTTTCTTTTTAAATAACCAAATACCAGCGACTATTGCTCCAATAGCAACAGGTATTCCAATTAACGGATTCATTAGTAGTGGAAGTAACATCAATATTCCCTGTAAACCAAAAATAAATGGCATAATCTTTTGTGCCATCTCTCCAACTTTACCGCCAGCAAATGATGCTGCTATATTAAGACCACTTAATGCTCCAACACCAACATTTGCTTTTGCTCCAAAAGCCTTAATATTTTCTTTTGATAACTTTGTTTGTTTTGAATTATCTTTTGTTTCTGTAGTTGCAGCCTTTGTTGCAGCAGTTTCATCTTGTGTTGCTGCAATATTTTCTTTTAATGCTTTTTCTTGTATACGTGTTTGTTTTAATATCTCTTGACTTGTTGTTCCAAGTCCTCTATCAAATCCTAGACCACCCTTAGTTGCAGTACCGTCAAATCCATCAATAGCACCAGCAACTCTCATTCCCTTAATTCCATATGGGAATACTCTTCTTACGCTCTTCTTATCAATAACACGTGTATCTCTTGGACTAGCAGTTATATTTTTACCAGCAGGCTTTGCCTTACCAGTTTGGCCAGTTACAGTCTTTTTCTTTCCAGTTGCTGTTTCTAATACTTCACCCTTTGCAACTGCAAGTTCTGCAAGAATCTTTTTATTTGTTGGGTACATCTGTGCAAGGGTTTTTAATCCACCCTTATAAACATTATTTTTCATTCTATAATCAATACCAGCAACAACTGCTTGTGCCTGATAAATACCAGATGCATTTGGATTTTGTCCAATTTGATATTGTGCAATGTTTTTTAATGTGTTAGCAGCATTTGCTGTTGTTGGGTGTGTTCCTGATGCAATCTTCTTTAACTCTGCTTTGTCAATATTCAAAGACTTAAGTTGGTCATCTGTCATTGCTAACAGTTCTTTACCAAGTTTACCCTTTACTGTATTAATATAATTATTGATATACCCTGGATCTGGCACAATATTTGCTGATCGCCAAACCTTCTTACCAGCAGAATCACGCTCTTCAACAATGTGTGATGCCTGTAATCCATATAGGTTATTTTTTTGTGACTGTGAAAGGTTTGCAGAACCAGAATCTTTGAGTGCTTTTTCTATAGCCTGTTGTTCTGCAAGAACATTTGATTTGCCTGCAGCATCTTTTACTAACTTGGAGATCCACTCTGGTCTTGATGTTCCACGTCCAGATCCTCTTGCTCCTGAACCAATATCAAGTGAGCGCTTAATATCTGATACAGTGAAGTTCTTTCCTGGCTGTGTTCTATAGTCAAATACTTCACGTAATCTTTTTGCTGTAAATGTTGAGGCTTCTTTAGTTTTTGGATCAACGTATGTAAGTGTTCCATCTGGATTCTTTATAAGTTCATCTAAGAAAGATTTAATGTTTTTTGCACCTGGTGCAGTTTTTGCATTATATTCTTTTCCATCAAAAGAAAGACCAGTTGTGCCATTTTCATATCCCTTAATATCCCCTGAAACAAGTGCTTCAATTAAAGGCTTAAATCTTTTATCTTGTGAAATGTCTGCTGGGATAATTGCTTCTCCAGGAGCACCAAGAATAGGAATAATATCTCCTGCACCCTTTGGTCCTGGCAATCCAGTTGTTCCAGATGCAAATCCTTTTGGTTTTGCACCTTTTGCACCAGGTTTAAATCCTGGCATCATCATTCCTGGGTTTGCTGCTGCAAAATTTGTAGCAGCGACTGTTGCATCTACATAGGCATTTCTAAGTGCTTTTACTGCTGATGCTTCAAGTACAAATGATTGTGTGAGTCTGTTATGTGCCTGATTTAAAGATGTGGCAACTGTTGCAGCCTCAAGTTGTTCTGAATTAAGATAATTTGTTTGCTCGGCAAGAATCTTAGAGTTACCGCCAAGTTTTAAGAATCCTGAACGTAGTCCTAAAAATAGTTTAATTATATTGGCTGCGCCATTTGCAACCAAACCAAATGCCATCAAAAGTGTAGGACCAATAATACCAACAAGAGTTGAAGCGATTACTATAAACTTCTTTGTTCCATCTCCAAGACCATTAAACTTTTCAAGCAATCCTGCAACTGCTTTTACAACTGGAGTTACTGCTTCTAAAAATGTTTTACCAATTGGAGCAATTGTTAACTTAAGGCTTTCAATTGCTTCTTTAAAGTTTGTTCCTACAGCATTTTCTACTGTTTTTAATTCTCGCTCAGAAAGGATTGCAAGTTCTTCTACTTCCATTTTAGAAAGTTCTAGAACTCTATTAGCCTGTGTTCCTTCTTTTGTAATATTTTGAAACAGTGTTGATAGACGTGCAAACTGGAACTTACCAAATAGTTGTTCAATTGCTCTTGATCTATCAAGTGGTGCTAAAGTATCTAGTGCCTGTGCAAATTGAATAACAGTATTCTTAATATCTCCTTGATTGCCCTCAACAATTGCCTTAATATTAACACCATAGCCATTGAGCATTGCTGCTGCTTTTTTAGTTGGGTTAATTAAAGATGCAAGGCCAGACTTAAGTGCGTTAGCACCTTCTGATGCATTGATTCCACCTTCCTTCATTGCAGTAAGGAAGAATGCTAAATCTTCTACATCTCCACCAAGTTGCTTTACAACTGGTCCAGCCTTTGGAATTGCAATTGTTAAATCTTCAATAGATGTTACAGTCTGGTTTTCAACTGAGTTCAGGAAGTCAATTTTCTTTGCAAGGTCTTCAGCAGCAATACCAAATGCATTAGTTAATGATGTTGTTGTTTCAAGTGCTTGCTCTTGTTCAACATTTCCAAGAACTGCAAGTCTTGTTGCCTGTGCAACTTGTGCTGTAAGTTCTGAACCAGTCTTACCCATTGCAGCAGCAGATGCTGCCAATTCCATAGTCTTGCTAACTGCAACACCATACTTTGTAAATTCTTTTGCCAGCAGTTCAACATCTTTAAGTGCTTTATTTGTTTGATCACTTGTTGTAAACATATCACCATAGACACGCTTAAACTTAAGAGCCTGTTGCTCAAGATCCATAAATACTTTTCCAGCAGCACTTCCAATGTATAGAAGTGGTACGCTGAAACCAACCATTAACTGTCGGCCAGCCCACTGTGTATTCTTACCAAAGTTTAAAAGATTTGTTGATCCTTGCTTAACTAACTGATTAAATAGTGCTTGTTTTTGTGCTGCTAATGCTGTTTTTGTAGCATAGTCGTTCATATTGAGAGTGTTTGGCGTAATCGACATTGCTCTCATTGCACCAGATGCATCACGACCCATCTTGATGTACTGTGTCTGCATCTTCTTGACACGCTCTTCAGCAACCTTGCCAATAGTGTCAAACTCAGATTTAAATAACTTTCCAAATGTTTTAGACGCTCCTCCCGCATAGCGGAAGTAGTCTCTCATAGAGAGTTTATTTTTTTCTAACGCATTTGTAAATGACTCAGTAGATGTTCTGACAACACCCATCTGTGCACGAAATTGACCAGTTGCATTTACAGCATTAAGTAGATTAGTCTGTAGATTTTTTTGTGCCATCGCTGCAGTAGCGCTGGACTTTGAAATTTGTGAATGAAATGTTGAAATCTGGCGTTGTAAATTTTTGAGTTCTGCTAATGCCGCAGAGGTATCAATATGTACCCCAATATTGGCATTAACGTCACTCATCTACAACACCTCTTCTATTTAATTATTTGCAAGTACTGTGTTTAACAAAGCATTTGCATCTTGCAATTTAATTCCAGAAGCAGCCTCAATAATCTTGTATACCGTTGGAAGGTCTAAAACTTCTTCCAACTTGTTGATATCTTCTGCAAGTTCTGGCTTGTATTGTTTCATAGCAATCTGTACGCATTCGATAAGAATAGTTGTAGACTTATCATTATCTTCTGCCACCTCTGCAATGCCCTCAAACTTCTTCAAAAATGGACGAAGCAATGAGATCTTAAGTGGTCTCACTGTGATTTTTGTATCGTCCATAAGAGTCAGTTCTGTACCCTCGTGTACTGTTGTTGCCATTATTTCCTCCTGTTTAGGTTTACGTCAATTATAGCATGAATAGGCTAATTTTTCATAAGACTTGGATCTCTTGCATCTTCATAATCAAGACCCATTCCAATACCAAATCCAGCCTTTACAGCATTTTGTCCTTGTAGTGCCAGAACATCATTACTATCTCCTGTTGCACCACCACTAAAGACTCTAGCCTTCATGTCTTCCCATTCTTTTTGGCCCTTTTCCCTACCGCTGTTTTTATCTAAATCAACGCCTTGTATTGCTGCCAAAAACTTTTTTTCTTGATATTCTAATTCTCTTTTACTTTCCAGAGTAGCCATTAGTTCTGGCATAGATAGGTTTGTTTCTAATTCTTCATAGTCTTTCCATATACCCAGCAAAAATACTTCTGATTCAAGAGATGCTAAATCTAGATCATCCCATGTAGCCCCGCTTTTTTCTGCTTGTTTTTTTACTGGCTCTTCTGACTTTTTGTTAATTTTTATACCCGCAGCAAAATCAACTATTTGATAGATGGTTGGTAAGTTTATATTATCTTCAATGTCTGCAATTGTTTTAGATATTTTTGGATAGTATTGTTTCATACAAATTCTTACACAGTTAGTTAATACATCAATAGCATCATCATCATTTTTTACACCATCCATCTCTGCAAAAGCAGACATGAATTCCCGTAAATACTTTATCTTAAGTGGTATTATTTCTAATTCTATTCCGTCAATTAAAAAAATATTACCTTTTTTATATATCTCTGTAGCCATTCTATCTATTCTATCATAGAAACAACAAAGCCCACCCCCGAAGGGATGGGCCTGTTATTAATCTAAAACTAGATTATGTTGCTGGTGTCCAGGTACGATCTACGATCTTACCATATGAACCAGATACATCTTCTGGAAGAAGACGGAATGAAACTTCAAACATTGAAGCCTCGTCACGCTTTGCAGATACTGTTACATTCTCAATTGAGAGTGCACGGTATGCGCTGTAAACACGCTCTACGTATGCTGAGTCAGCACAGTCACCTGTACCTGGACCTACAGCAATAATTCCACGCTCTACTGGACATTCGCCAATATCACCTGCAGACAAGTCAAGTGACTGTCCGTTAGATGTGTTCTTTCCATTTGCTGCTGACAACTGATCAGAGTTGTAAGCAAGTGCAAGAAGCAGGTTCTCAAGTGTTGCTTCAGCAAAAGCCGTTGCCATATTCACTTGCATTCCTTGCTTGTATAACTTAGCAACGTCAAGAAGTTGGTCAACCTGTACTTCGCCGAAGTCTGGTTGGAACTGCAATTCAAGGCCGTTCATTGTATAACCTACGTTAGTAAAATCAGTGTCGTCAGCGATTGTCTCTCTGTATGACTCTGATGCTACATAACTAGGCAGGGTGTTAGGGGTTAGTGTTGTGTCTGCTACGAAAAGCGCTGCAGCACCAACAATAATGTTAGTAGACGTACCACGAGTGTATGCCATATTTTTTCACCTCTACTTTCAATAGAATCTATATTAAGTTGTTGGGGTGTTTCCTCAAAACAAGTATAACAGCATTTTTAATCATATATTTGTTTGGTAAGTCCGTCTGGACCTGTAACTATGATATCTTTAGTATGATAGTCGTATTCAATAATAAGTTTATTTGCATATACCGTTCTGGCTGAGGCAAGTTCTAGGATGTCTCTTGTTTCATCTGCCTGATATACCCTGACATTATGAAAGAATGTATTAAATGGAAGTGCGTCTGTAGCAACGGAAGCACAGTAGGCGTTTATGTCTTGTCCAGCAGAATCCTCACGGTCAAGGGCATCTGTAATAATTCTATGGGAATCATTAATCTTTGATAAATCTGTGCAGTATAAGTAATAAACTAATTGCTCTCTTTTATTTCTATAAAATGGGCTTGGCCTAAATCTAATTAATCTTTCATATTGAATAAGAAGTGGATCTGAGACTCCAGGGGCCCCGATATAGTTCTTGAACACATCTTCTATATTTGTTGGGCTTGTTGGAAATACTGGGGTCATTTGTTCAAACCCGCTCAAAATACCAAACAGTTTTAATTGCTCAACAACATATTGATTAACAAAAGTTGGTGGAAATGCTGTTAATTTAATATCATATGCCATAGTACTATTCTACCTCAACCTTTGCATTAATTATCCACTTATATCCAGTATCTACACCCTTTGATTTACCCATCTTTGAGCCAGCCAAAAAGTTCTTTTTGTAGGCAACAGGCTTATTTAGATATGCTAAAAGACCACTTGATTTTAAAAATGCCTGTGTAAAATATGTTCTCATGAACTCATCAAAGACTCTTTCAAAAGATCCCTCAACTTCTTCTCCTCCAGGATTTCTTACTGTTACTGCTTTTCTTACAAAAATTTCTTGTCCGCCTTCTTTAAACTTTAGTGCGCCATTTCCTTTTGGTTTAATAACTACTGGAATACCATCTTCCATAATCTTTGCTTTGTTGTAAAATGGAACTGTCATATCTTCTTTCATTGTGCTTGATTGTTTAAATGTTGAATTAATTGATAAGCCAAGATTGCTAACAGTATAGTTTAAATTAAACAGTCTTGAAGTTGGGCTACCAGTCTTATACCATTCATATACATGGTGCAAACTGCTACTATTTGCTCTTGCTTCGGAATCAATATATTGACCTAGAGCAAATATAACACCTTTACCAAGATTATTTAAAAATTCTTTTTTACCACGATTAATGCCATCAAGAAAACCAAAAGAATAGTTTGCAATATTTGTTAATTGTTTCTCAAATGCCTTTGTATCTATTCTTACTAGCATTAGTCACCAACTGTCTGATTCTCTGTTCTACGCCAGAGCATTTTATAATATTCTATTTCTCCAAATGGTCCAACAAAAGGCTCTACAGTTCCAACTTCATAGATTGTTCCTCTACCGCTTCTTGGTCCAGCGGTTTCTCTATAAATCATAGTATTTGATGCACTACGGATATTTGTAACAAGAATATTGCTAATAGCATTATCTGACATATTAGAAGAAACTCTTATGTCTGATTTTGATCTTGCAACAAGTTTTCCATCATACTGAAGGAATACGTCTGGCTTTAGTTCAACATCTCCAGCGCCACCAACTGTTGTTGCATTGCAAACAATAGTTCTGTCAAAAACCCATTCTTTATTTGCTTGTCCATAATTATTTTGAGTAATTATTGGATAGTAAATATCTGCCTTCATTGGGTAGATAAAATCTGTTGTTTCGCAATCTACCATTACAAAACTCCAGGAGTGCCAATATTTGTTATATATTTTTCTAGTATTTTATCAACTAAGATATTTCCTGTGCCATCAAGTGCTGACTTATCAATCTTAATCTTATATTGATCTGTAGAATAATCAAGAATATATCTCTTATGATATTCCATTCTTCCACACTTGATATCATCAATTAACATGTTTGTTGCATCATATATATCATAAGGAACTACTTTATACCCTGTTTCTAATGAGAATAAATAGTTAAATGTTACTGGGAATGTTACACCAGCAATAACTGCTAATGTAACTGGACTATCTTCTGTATCATAAAGATATAAGGAGTCTGACTCTCCAAGAGGTACTCCTTTAGGAGTTCCAACTGCTCTGACATATGAATCAGTCATTTGCTGATTCCATTCTTTAACAATTGCTGTTTTATCTTTTGTTAATAAATAATTCCACTCATACAATGCTTGAGGATCTTGTGTTGAATCCCAGACAAGTTCATTATTTTCATAAGCCTTTAAAATTTTGTAAACTCTATCCCAGATTGCAAGATAGTCTGTTCCATTTCCATTTACTTCATACCAAGAGCGTTCATAATAAAAACCTCCAGGAACAATTGAATCAATTATTACTCTTGCCAATGCCTCATATTTTATATATTCACTTATTTCACTTGCAGTTCCATTGCCATTTTCACTTGCCAGTTTTATTGGATTTGAATATGGGCGTGTTATATCTAAATTATCTTCAACTACAATGTCTCCTGGAAGTCCATCTATATCTTCATAAATAGCCAAATAGTATGATTCATCATAGGAGTTAAATTGATCTGGAAGTGTATACTCAAGTTTTGCACCAGCAGTAGAAACAATGTTTTCTGTAACATCATTTACATCTCTTGATCCTTGATTAATAACAAGAACATAATCAGTGTTTGGCAAAGGAACATCGTAAGAGATGGTCAAAGGGTATGGTGGTAAACGTAGGATCTGCATTAAATCTTACCGTAATGTTTGGCTACTTCTTTAGGTGATGCTTCACGCACTGCCTTATGAGTTAGCCATTTAACGGATTCCTCCTTTGTGACAATATTATATCCTTTTTCAAGGGCACCCACACCGTTCCAATGAAGATTACGCTCTGAATATAGAGCCATTTTTTCTGTTGGATTCTCTGATACTGTTTTTACTTCTTGTGGATCTTCTCTTGGTACAAAAGGCAGTATTGCCTCTAGCATTTCTTCTTTTGTGCTTGTTCCATATAAATCAATATTATTCTTTTTTGCATAGGCTTTTAATTGTGGTACTGTCTTTTTTGTAAATTTTTCTACTGCTTCTGCTGTTGTTATCATGATATCCTCCACTGCTATTATATCAGAGATAAGTTATCTCCTACTGCCTCTTAATGTTTGTGGTCTTCTAACACCGCTTGGTGTTCCAGAAATTGTTATGTTATCACCAAATATTGGTGTTGGTATATTTCCTAAAACATTGTTTTGTGTAATCATTCCATTAGGACCCATTATTATTGCCCCACCTACACCGCCAACTGCAATAGCACCATCCCCATCGTGTTGATGCGAAACTGTTGGATTTCCTGGATAAGACATGATCTCCCTTAATTGATAAAGGAGGACAGTTTGACCTGTCCTCCCTATCGTTTAGTTTTTATAAACTATTATGCAGTAGGATCAACTGCTGCGTCTGCATAAGCAACCGCATCAAGTTCTTCCCATTGCAAACCAAAGCGGACGAATACTGTGTATTCAATTGTATCCTTCTTTGGCTTGTATTCACGGTTTACAGTGATATCTCTCTGGAATCCCCAAATACGGTTAGCAGGGAATGTCAAGTCGACATAATCTGCTGGGTAGTAAGGGACTTCCTGCACATCAATTCCAAGAACACGTGTTGTACGTGCTCCACCGAATGTCTGTGCCTGTCCATCAAGGTATGCCTGGCGGTTACGCTCTGTACCAGCAGGCTTTGGAGCAAACGCTTCTGCAATTGCATCAGCAAGTGTTCCGTTATTCTTTACGATACCCTGGAATGCATCTGTACCAGCATAGAACTTTAGGTTCTGCTTGATAGCACGATACTTACGTGGCATTGCAAGAATAATATCCTGCATTACGTCAGTTGTCCAGTTGTTATCTGTAACGGTGACTAGTGCTTCGTGAGCATCGCCATCGTTCTCTACCTTGTGTACGAAACCTTCCATGATTGAAAGGAATGAACCAGTTGAACCATCACCATTAATAGCAAGGTCTTCAATATCGTTAGCAAATGCATTTGTCATCAAGCGAACTAGATGATCTTCAAGTGCTCCGCCTTCAATATTGTCTTCAAGTGCTTCTGTAGATACTTCCCAGTCAAGACGAATCTTCTTGGTTGTTAATTCTACCTTTGTGAATGTTGCACCTGAGTTTGTGTAATCATTGCTTGCTTGTGCAGCAGCACGGATTACACGCTCACCAACGTTAACTTTTTCAAGTTCCATTGTGTTTGCTCGCATTGTAACTCTACGACCATCTTTGGCGAGAACTGTTGCATCCCACACATAGTCGATGAAGCGACGGGCCTGCTCTGGAAGTAGTATACCTCCAGGTGTGCCTGTTGGATTTACTGCGTTAGGACCATTGGATACACCAAAGTTTGCTGTTGCAATATTTCCTAGGTTTGCTCCGATATCTGATGTTGATGGATTAGTTGCGGTTGCACCACCAATATCACCAGATGCGAAAGCACCATCACCTGCGTGTTGGTGGCTTACGGTTGGAGAACCTGGATAGTTCTTTACGATTTCTTGTTCCGACATATTGTTCACCTCCTAGTGAATAGTACTTATTGGAATAAGTCGGCTGTTTTGAGGAAACGACCGCCCCATAGGGATTTCTGAGTCTTCATTTCTGAAAACTCCTGCACGATCTCGCCTAGATCGCCAGACTTGCGGAAAGCGGTGTCTTTTTCGACCATATCTACTCGCTTTCCAAACTCATTAAAAGAACCCTTGACTTCTTTTACCTCATTTGATACAGTTTTAACTTCACCTGTAACGGCTTCAAGGGACTTCGTAATTGCTTCAACAGTTGTCTGCATAGACTTTACTGTTTCTGCAAGATTGCTCAAGGCATTAGTTAGATTTTCATTGATTGAAGAAACTGCCTTAGCAACTTCCTCTGTTGCATTAACAACAGCATCAACTGAATCATTTGCTTCTTCAACAACAGGTGCTTCTTCAGCCTCTGGTGCTGCTTCTGCTGCTGGCTCTGTAGCAGGTGTATCCTCTGCAGGAACTTCTGCTGGAGCCTCTTCTACAGCAACTGCTGCAGCCTCTGGAGCAACCTCAACATTTTCAACCAACTCTACTGTCTCTGCACCCTGTGCTTCAACGATTGTTGTTTCTTCTGTCATAGGATTTTCCTCCTCTGTCATCTTAATTGTTCTAATGCCTTTTGCACTATCAACTAAGAACTTTATTTTTTCTGTGTCTTCTGAATCTGATTTTTCAACAAAACCAATATTTTTCATAGGCTTTCCAGAAGTTGGGCTATCTGCTGAATCATCTTCTGACATTAAAACAATATCATTTTCTGAATCCCAGAATACATTTCTAACTTCTGTCTTTGAAAGGTATCCGCTAACTGTATTCTTACCGTCTACTTTTTCAATAGAGATAACATTAGCAAATTGATTTGCTGGATTATCAACAAGTGATAATTCAAACAATTCATACTCTTTAATTATACGCACTGATTTGTCAAGTTTTTCATCAAATGTATCATCTGACTTTGTGATGTTTCCACCAATTGAAAAACCAGTTAGGGTGCCGTCAAGAACCTTTTCCCAAGTGTCCTGTGCCCCTCTTGAAACATATGCAGAAACATACACTCCGCTATAAAACTTCTTTGATTGAGGCTCAAAATATCGATCTTCTTTAAATGAAACGATCTTACCAACAGCACTTGGCTGGTGCATTTCACGAAGATTCCCACGAAACTTTCTAAATGCTTCTAGGCTTGCCTCTGTTGTAACAATATCATTTTGCTTGTCAATATTATCTAATGTTGCAAAACCTGATACAATTCTACGCTCCTGGTCTACCTTGCCAATTGGCATAGAAAAACGAACGCTGTCGCCTTCAGTAATCCAGTGTGCTTTATTTATAATCATGGCAGTATTATTATATCAAACCTTTTTACGGTTTTCTCAATTATTGAGATGATCTTCCTTCTCCTTGTGGACTTCTACCTTCAAGTGATGCTGGAGAGTCTGAAGAGTTATTTGCTCTTTCAGCATCCCGCTGACGATTGCCAGCAAGATTTGCTCTTGCATCTGTTGCTTGTCTTGGTGTCATTGAGAATGGAGCATTACCTTCACCATCTGGTCTTGGTGGCATATCAATTAACTCACGTGCCTCATCTGGAGTAATGACCTGTGTCTTAACATATCTCTCAATAATTTGTGACTGTGCAATTTCATCTGTAAGTGTAAGTTCATTAAACTTAAGTGTAAGGATATCTGTTTTTTCTTTAATAATCTTATTGATTACCTTTTCAAGTTGTGCCTGTGCTGGACGAGCAACCTGCTCTTTAAATGTTCTATCCTGTGACATTGCAGCAGCAATTGCACCTGAATCTGATCCACCTAGTTTTGAAATAGGCACCTGATGTGCTACTAAAATATCATCACGATTTTGTTTTCTATATCTTTCAAATGAGGCTTCTTGAATTGCGGTTTCAACAGGCTCCATTTTAAACTCAACCTTATTATTATCTGTATCGCCAGGAAGTGGGATGTATAGGGTTCTATGGTTTTGACCCTTTAGACCGCTCTGAAGGAATCTAAACATCTTATCTTCTGCGTCTGCAGATAGTTTTGCGCCCTTGACTGTAATAATATATCTTGGGGCTCCCTTGTTTTGGAAGTAATCAATATTATACTGAGCAGCAAGTGAATCACCAATTAATGATGATACCGCTGAAATAATATCAGGAATTCCATAGTATGTGTTTAGTGGTGAATATTCCTTGATATGAATAATCTCATTTGGACGGGTATCTGTTGTCATTGGGTTTGCATTGGTTGCACCAAAGTTTCGGAAGTAAACAACCTTTTGTCCAATGATCTGAACAAAGCCATCACGCAATCTTCTTACACGAACAGTTGTAGATGGGATATGTCCAATATAGCCAATCTCTCCAGTTACGGTTCTGCCAACTTCTAAGAATCCATTTCCAGTTGCCTGTAGATCTGTATAAACCTTTTCCATAGATGTTGTAAATGAGTCATCATCATTTAATGATTCCAGCCATTCACGCATCTCAAGTTTCATTCTTTCAATTCTGCGACGTGCACGTTCTACTGCACCCTGATCATCGTTAGTTTCAAAACGAAGCATTGTTCTATCTGTAATATCAAAACGGTATCCAAGACCAACTACATTTTCTACCTTAGCATCAATTGCAGCATGGTTTGCAAAAGATGTATCATAATAACTTGCCAATTCATACATATTGTATGGTGGTGTAATTACATCAAATAGACCGTATCCATTTCTGTATACCGTTCCAGGATTAATCTGCTTTGATTCTGCACCTTCTCCAGATGGAACAGCGTTTGCAGAGTTTAGATACTGTGTTGAAGGCTCAACTGCATTGTATGCATAAGTTGCCTTAGAAACTGTTCTTGTGGTTCTGCGCTTAAAGTTTTGGTCAATGCCAACATAATCTTTTAATACTGTCCAGTCTTTGCCAAATGGATCTTGTGATTTAAAAAGATTTTCAGTCTCTTCTTGAGTCCTAATACTTGCTTGAATGTAATCGTAATCTTCGCTCATGCTTCGTACGCATCTCTTCCATGCTTGTTAACTGTATCTTGTGCTGCTTTCCAAGCACCTAAATCATTCATTGACGGAATAAGACCTTGCTTCATTCTATCTAGTTGCTCTGAATGCTCTTCTTCACTAATTCTTGTGAGTCCAGGGACAAATACTGCCTCTCCCTCACCATCATCACCATAATACTTTGCTGCATTCTTAAGTTTTGTTATCTGCAAAATATCTCCACGAGTAGACTCAATGTTTAAAACGTTGCCATCTCCGTCTGTAAACCATTTTCCATCTGACTTCTTATAAACGTATAGTCCCCAGTTATATTTCTTTTCAATGACCTGACGACGTACATTTCCTACAATAGGTTTACCAGTTTTTGGACTAATTAATGGATTCATATACTTAAGTATACCAGATTAAACGGCTGACCCTAGCCTAATTGTCCAAGTTGTGTCATTATACACCTTAAGCCTATCTGCATCAAATATCATTCCTTCTTCATCATCAATAATAATCTTATTAGTTCCAATATAAGTTTTATACACATCTGAAGGTGAAACTCCATATAGGTCTGATGAAGAAATAACAAGAACGCCTTCCCAAGTAAAGTTATTAAGCCAATACTGCCAGTCAAAGTTAGTTACTCCGTCTGTTTCAATCCTTAGCCATGGTCTAGTTAAGTTTGCTTGAACCTGCTGAAGGCTATTTGCCTGATAGTAGGAAATATTATTAAATACAAGAGGCCCACTTAAATTGATTCCGCCAATAAATAAATCAAAGTTAAGTGCTGTGCTAAACGCTAGTCCCAGGACTGCCCATTCTTTAATTGTTAGAACTGGCTCTCTTACAATAGATCCATTTAAGAAATAAGAAATTCCATTATAGGCCGTATTGGTCAATACACTTGTTGCATATATTCTTGCTCTTGTTCCCTCTGAATTATCTGCAACAAGGTAGAACTTGATTGTATCTGCTTTGTACTCTATTTCAAATATTTCTACTGGTGTTAAAGGGAAAGCATCTTGATCATATCTCATCCATATTTGTGCTGCAGATATTCTATAGTTGTCTGCTTCATTCTGATTAATTGGCACTGCTATGCCACGACTTACCAAAGGATCAAAACTGCCAAACCTCTACGCCAGAGTTTCTATTTAAGTAAAGATAAGGAGTGCTTGATTTATAAATGCTAAATGGATTCTTTGCTTTATAGTCATAATAAAGTCCCGACCTTGTATAAGGGAATAGGTCTGCTCCAAATCTTGTTCCAACTGGGTTAAATGAGTTATCATTAAATGCTTGAGATGCAAGTTCCAACCTTCTTAGTTGAATTGGTTTTTTTAAGATACCACGAATATTAAAATCAAGATGATAGACCAAAGCAAGTTCGTTAAAATCAACAGTTTTTGTTGGATAAATAATTGTATTATCTAAAACCTCAAACTTTGTTGAAAGCCAGTCTGGATAAGAGTCCATATCAAGAATTCCACCTTCTCTTGCTGGCTCTGTTGTTGTAAAATCACTTTGAGGTGCATTAGCACCTTCTACAATATATTGAAATGTTAGGTAACTTCTTATTGATGCATCTGCTGTATCATATTCATAATATTTTTCTGCTCTTTGAGACATGTCTTCATAATTATTCCAACCAGTAAAAAGTGTGCTATCTAGTTGTAAATATGTTCTATGAAGTGGATGAGAGTATTCTTCTTGTAATTGTTCGTATGTCCAGGATCCAACAGTTTCATATTCTGCTAATTTTGTTGGTGCTGGATATCCAAGGTTAAACTGTAAGAAGTCTAAATCGTAATATTGATTTCCTACATCATTTGTTACATATTGTGCAAAATAAGAAAGAGGCATATAGTCTTCCCAATACCCCGAAACTCCAATATCTAAGAAGTAAGAACCGTATGCCTGAAGTGGTAACAAAGTGTAACTTGCGGTATGTTCAAGCAAGGCTATTGCATTTGCTGATTCTGCTGATCCTGTTGCAAGATAACTATCTAAGATTGCTGTTCCGTTATCTTCAAAATGATCAGATAGTTCTAAAGCATTGTATGGGCTTGCAATACCAATAGAATATATCTTTCCAGTAAACTGGTATATTCCGTCTGCTTCTCCTCCAACATACATCTTTAGCCCATTTTGATTTCCAAAGAAAGAAGAAACATTTCCGCCAAAGTATTCTACTAATGTTTTAATTTGAATTCCTGCAGCAAATTTTTCATCAGAAACAATAATATTGCTTGTGTAAATTTCTTCTTCTACTCCATTAAAATATAGGTAATAGTGTATTTCATCTAAATCTTTTCTTATACTAAAATAATTTCCAGTAAGCGGGTTATAGATCTTAAACAAGGTCTCTTCAGAGGCAAGATCGTCTGAAGAAAATACACCATAGATAGTATCTATTGAGTCATTTAAAAGATTGAAGTTTGGGAAATTAAAATAACATCTATCTGAGTTCCATGTATTATTTGGTCTAAAGGTTATAAAATTATAGTCTAGTGGATCCTGTATATCCTTATTATCTGCATATAGTTCTGCAAGAGTTTTTGAGTCTAGGCCTATCTCTGGAAGAGAGTACTGTGGTGTAGTTAGGGAAGTTGAAGTAGTTGTTAGATTGTCAAATGTTCCCTGATCCCACTGTGCAAAATCTGGATAGTTATAGTTTGATGTGTAGTCAGCAAATGAATAATCAATAAAGGCAGATGTTCCGCCGTAAGAAGAGTTTATTTCTTCTGCTGAAGATACTCCTTGTCCATATACCCATCTGCGCTTTGCAATATTAATTGCAACAGAATAAGGATATATTGCAACACAGTCAATCTCAATCGGTGTTACATCTGTATATGCATAGAAGCCAAGCCAGTCTTGACTATCTCCAAATGCATCTAATATATCAGGAAGGTTTAAAGTATCTGTATTAATTGGAAGATTTATTACTTCTTCTCCGTTTACAAGTACCGTTGCATTATTTCTAATTACTCTAACGTGAATAAGCATTGGTCTAAACCACTCACCAACAAAGTGAGAAGCAAACTCTTGGCCTATGACAAGTGTTAGGAATCCAGCCTCAACATACAAACCATCTGTAGATGCAATTGGACCAAATATTTTTTTAGCATCATATGTATTTGAATTAATTCTTGCCCAGAACTCAACAGTGTATTCTTTATACTGTCCACTCTTGTTTAAGAATCCTTTTCCTGGAACAATAAGAGATGGTCTATTATTGGAGTTTGGAGTTATTCTTGTAATATTGGTTGCACCAAATACCATTGGTACTCCGCTATTTCTTGCAAGAAGAGAATTGTTTTCTACAATATAATATCCAACTTCTCCAGCAAGTCCATACGGATCGGCTTGAACTGCATCTGTTGCAGTTATAGCAATGTTTGATGGAAAGGGAATAGACTCAATTCCTAAAGATGTAGCGTTAAATTCTTCTGACCACTGTCCTGCAGTTATTCCATTAAGATAGAAGTCGTAGTCTCCAGCAATTCCACCAGAGTCGTAGTTAAATTTTATAATTACTTGAAAGTTTGTATTTTCATTTACAAAATCAAATGTTCCAGAAACAAAACTCCATGATTGAAATATGGAAGTTGTAAAAGTTTCTAAATCTTCTACTGGCAAAGATGTAGTGGTATCAATATATCTAATACCGACTTGAACTGAAGTTAAGTATGGACTCTCAGAATAAAAATATGTACCAACAGATAAAGACCCAAGGTCTGAATTCATGTCTTGAAAGTTTACTAAGTCTGGACTAATTAATGTAACAGTACTTGTTGATGCAGAACCATTTACAAGCGTTGTAAAACTATCCTGGAATGGTTCAGTAGTTATGGCAGATCCAGAGGTAACTGATGCTCCTGTTACAGTCCAACCATTACGTATATCTCTTTGGTTTTCTGTAATTAAAGTAATATAATCTGCCTGATCATCCAGAGCCCACATGACTGTGGGATGCTCTGAATAGATCTTTTCTGCATATAAATTAGACGGCTGAGACATGTTACTCCTTAGCCTTTATTATAGCATTTTACAGTTTTATTTCGCACACATCTGTTGTACAGTAGTTTTCTCCAAGAGCCTCAAGATTATCTACCCCGTCATAAATAGCAGACCAGTTAATCTTCTTAATTTGACCCAGATAATCAGCATATTCATCTCTTGTAATTTGAGTATACGGCTGTTGAGGATATACTTTATTTCCCATTGGCAAGAATGATACCGCCTTGAGTTGGCCCTCATACATGTGAAGTGCTGGAGCAACATGCTTTGACTCTGTTTCTTTGTCAAATGATAATGTTACAGAAACACCATTATCTGACCAATATTTTTGAGCAGTTGCAGCAAGAGCAATCTTTTCAAATAATGTTACATCTTTTTCAGAACGTGGGTGTCCTGAATGAACTGGGAAATATACAACCTGTGTATTTGCAGATACAACATCTTTTTCAATCTTGTATCCTGCAGCCTTAAATAAATGTAGCATTGGATCTGTTTCACCAAATCTAATAGCACGTAGGAAATATTCTCCTCCTGGTCCCCAGTGAACTCCAGGTGTTGCTCCAGAAAGAATTGATACTGACCCTGATGGCTTTACAGTTGTTACACGAATTGATTCACGAACACAGAGCCACTCTGAATACTTATGGTCATAGTGACGAATCTTTTCGTATCCTTCATCCATCCACTCACGAGTTGTTGGAAGTCCTCTTTCGTCTGCAAAAGATGCAATGCCTGTTAGAGATGTTCCAATACGACGATTACGTTGCATGATGCCGTTTGTCTGCTGCCAATGTGTTGGAAGAAGAGTTACAGTCTTTCCGTAAAGATATGCAAACTTCAATGTCTTGAGGAAGTCCTCCTTGGTTTCATGACGATTTAAGTGCACTTCTACAAGTGTACAAAGTTCGTATGATTCCAATGGCTGCTCCGCACAAGGATTGAAGCCCATAACACGGTAGTCTTTACCGTCTGCTGGATCTTTTAGTCGACCATAATTGCGAGCAACATCAAGCCAAATAAAACCTGGCTCTCCATTATCAACAATTAAATCTGTATATTTTTCATAGTCCATTCCTACAGTTGCAGAAATAGAATTATTAGACATCCATGCCCATCCTGGATTTGTTGGATCAAATGAATTTCTTTCAGGGAATGCCTCTGCATTTTTTAGATTAATAAAATCTTCATCTCCTGGTGCACCCAAAGCAAGTGTTGCAGAACGACGAACATTTCCAGAAACAACACATGTACCAATAAGATTAATAATATCTGTAATTGCACGAGAATCTAACTTCTCTCCTGCCCTGCCACCGATAACTTTACGAATACGTGAGTGAAGGTCAATCAATGGCTGTGGACCGCTTGCAACGCCTCCAAAGCCCTTAATAGGGGCACCTAGCGGACGCACTAGAGAGTAGTCAAACTCCTGAATATTCTGGTTTGGTCTTAGGAATGAATTAAGCAAAAATCTAACTGATTCTACCCAGCCTTCACGAGTATCTGGTACTTCATAGATAGAGACTGGTTCTGTTGGTGCATAAATAGGATATTCTTTTTCTGCTCCAACGGTATCAAAGCCAACACCAATGCCAAGCATTAATGCGTCCATAACCCATGCAAATAATGCACCAGGATCATTTCTTTCAATATCACGAGTAGATACCATTGCACAGTTTTGAAGTGCTGCTGAGTTCTTCTTCTCCATAGTCATTGGAGTACCAAATGTCCACATACCGCGGCCTGGTGGAGTCCACTTTAAATTAAACATGCGCTCATATGCCTCTTGTGCAGACTTCTGAGCCTTGTTGTCATTCCATGGTAAACGATTTTCTTTTGCATGGTTCTTTTGAACTGAGTACATACCCTCAATTACACGCTTACAAACCTCATGCCAGCGTTCTTTTGTTCCGTCTTCCTTTACACGAGAATAGGTACGTATAAATGTGATTTCACCCAAAGAGTTTCCACCCGCATCTGTGAATCCAAATGGTGGCTCAACCTCTTTATATTTTGCAATAAAATCATCTAATAAACGAAAAGAAAAGATATCTGACATTTAATTTGTAAACCTTTCAATAAAAATAACAATAGAACTTTACATCTTGTAAAGTAGTCTAAGTATATCACACAATTTTATATTATAAATAAGCGTAAAATAAAAGTATAACTATAAAGTTTAAGGTTAGTACTTTTTAAAAACAAAAGTGCTAGGACTAGTAAGCACCCATAATATTCATTAATTCAATGTCTTTATCACCAATAGTTAGTCCACCAGTATTCTGCCCTGCAACAGTTGAACCACCTATAAAAACACTTCCGTTTGCATCAATAACAAATGGTGTTGTATCTGATGCCACATCGTTAACTACAAATGAGTTACCAGTGCCATTGTTTTGAATTGTAAGTGGGACAGTAGTTCCTGATGCAACAGTAATTGTTGATCCACCAGAGGTAGATACTCCACCACCGCTTGCTACCTGCCATGATGGTGCAGTTCCTGCTCCATTTGATGTTAATACATATCCTGAAGTTACTGCTGCTAGTTTTGATAAAGTATTTGTTGCTGAAGCAATAATAATATCTCCAGTGGTATAAGATGTTAATCCTGTACCGCCATAAATTGGTCCAATTGCTGTAGCATTCCATGTTCCAACTGTAACTGTACCAATTGAAGAAAGAGATGATAATGTTGCTACGTTTGTATATGCAACTGTACCACCAGTACCAAAAGCAACTGTTGATGCATCTGTACCATTAAATGTTAATGTATTTGATGCTGTTAATGTTTTACCATCTGCAATTGTTAAAGTTGATGCTGTAGCAGGTGCTGTTATTGTTACTTTGTTTATACTTGTTGCAGATGCTACTCCAAGTGTTGGTGTTACAAGTGTAGGAGATGTTGCAAATACCAATGCACCTGAACCAGTCTCATCAGAAATAACTCCCGCTAATTGTGCGGATGTTGTTGCAGCAAACTGAGCAAGCGTTCCAGCAGTTGCAGCCCTAGATGTGTCAGTTGGGTGAACGTGGTCTGCACGAGCAGTTGTAGTAGCAGTTCCAACTGCAGCAGTTCCATCTACTATAGGTGTAGTAGAACTTAAACCAGTTATGCTGTTAAATGATGTTCCTGTAGCAACTCCAATGCTAGGAGTGACTAATGTTGGTGATGTTGCAAATACAAGAGCACCAGATCCTGTTTCATCTGAAATAACTCCTGCTAGTTGTGCAGAAGTAGTTGCTGCAAACTGTGCTAGTGTTCCAGCAGTTGCAGCCCTAGATGTGTCAGTTGGGTGAACGTGGTCTGCACGAGCAGTTGTAGTAGCAGTTCCAACTGCAGCAGTTCCATCTACTATAGGTGTGCTTGAACTTAGACCAGTGATAGAGTTGAAAGAAGTTCCTGTAGCAACACCAATTGATGGCGTTGTAAGAGTTGGGCTTGTTAATGTTTTATTTGTTAAAGTTTGCGCTGTGCTTAAGTCTGCTGTAATAGATGTATTTATTGTAAATGTATTACCTGTAAGTGTTAATCCATTTCCAGCAGCATAGGTTCCAGCACCAGAGAATTGAGTAAAGATTATATTGTTTGTTCCGACAACAACTCCAACTTCAGTTTGCACCCAACCAGTATTGTCAAGAGTTGTTCCACCAGTTACGAATACAAAGTCGCCACCATCGATCTCAACGCTCTGATCCATATCAGTTGCACGAGTAAGTACCCAAGCAACAGATGCGCTACCAACAGTTGTTAATGTATAAATACCATTTTGAAGTTGAGTTGTTTGATTTTTAACAAGAACTCTATCATTTTGTGCTGGAGATACTCCATCACTTGAAAATGCAGCAAGAGTTCCTGAGTTTGTAAGTGTTGCTCCAACACCAGAAGTTCCATTTGAATATGTTGCAGTTAGGTTTGCTGTAGTTCCAGCAACAACTGATGGATGTATGTGTAAGCCTTGTGCAACGTCATCTACATATTGTTTTGTTGCTGCATCTGTTGATGCTGTAGGTGTTCCAAGACCTGTAATCTTATATGTTGCAGCAGAAAGATCTGCACCTAGCGCTGTTGATGAACCAAGAGTTTTATTGGTAAGAGTTTGGGAATCTGATGTTCCAACAACAGTTCCTGCAGGAATTGCCTTTTGTGCTGCAGACCCATCAACATTTCCAGATGCATTTGATAAAACAAAACTTGATGCAGCAATGCCTGATACTGTATTATCATCAACACTTAGTGTCTTATTGGTTAATGTTTCAGTACCCGCTAAAGTTGCAAAGTCTGCATCTGACAAAGCGGTATTAAACTGAGCAATAGTTCCAGTTAAAGTATTGCTAGTAAGGTTTACTGTTTTATTAGTTAATGTTTGAGTTCCAGTTAAAGTTGCTACCGTTGAGTCAATTGCTATTGTGACTGCAGATGAACCATTATAAGAAGTTCCAGATAATCCTGTGCCTATAGTTAAAGCATTTAGATTGCTTCCTAGAGTTACTCCTGATATTGTAGATGCTGCTAACTTAGATACCGCAATTGCTGCAGAAGAATTAATGTCTGCATTAACAATAGTATCATTAGCAATTATTGTTGATGTAACTGTACCTGTATCTCCTGTTGTAATTACTGTACCAGTAACTGCAGGTAATGTTATTGTTGTTGATCCAGCAGCAGATGATGCTCTTACATTAGTTGTTCCAGAAACTGATCCAGAGAAGTTTGCACCACCTCCACCAATTGTTGGTGTTGTTAGTGATGGACTTGTACCAAATACTAAAGATCCTGAACCAGTTTCATCGGTTATTGCTGCTGCTAAATTAGCAGATGATGGAGTGCCAAGCAATGTAGCAATTCCTGTGCCCAATCCTGATACACCTGTAGATATAGGCAGGCCAGTTGCATTGGTTAATGTTCCACTAGAAGGTGTTCCAAGTACTCCGCCATTTACTAGTGGTGCACCTGCTGAACCAACATTAACTGCTAGTGCAGTTGCTACCCCAGTTCCTAGTCCAGATACTCCTGTGGAGATGGGTACAGTTACGGTTCCACTTGCACCCAAAGCAATAGATGTACCATTAACAGTTACACTTGAATTAGTTAAAGAAGCATTTGCAATATTGCTCAAAGTGTTGCTTGATCCACTAATAGTTTTATTTGTAAGTGTTTGTGTACTAGATGTTGTTGCAACAGTAGAGTCTATTGCTATTGTTACCGCTGCTGATCCATTAAAGGATGTTCCAGATAAACCAGTTCCTATAGTTAATGCATTTGTTGTTGTTCCGCCACCAGATGCCAGGTTTGTTCCTACTCCAGCGCCACCTGCAGTAATATCAAGATAGTATCCACGGGCAGTTCCACCTTGTTCAAAAAATCTAAGTCTATTCTGCCAAATATCTATAGTTACGCCAGTGCCAGCAATAGTTGAATTTGTTGCTGGTTTATATAAAAGTATCTCTCCGCCTTCATCACCAGATGAATTAGAAGATCTTAAATATTGTCCAACTACGTCTCCAGTAGCGGTGAGTTCTCCAGTGACAGCAACATTTCCCTCTGAGGTAATGCCTTGTTTTGTTCTAAAGGTTTTATTTGTTGTTGCCACCGAAGTTCCCTATCCCCTCGGGTACGTCAAGATTATGCTTCGATTAGCGTCTTGTGTACCTTTACTGTTGTTCCGTTTGTTGATGTAACAAGAAGTCTTGCATTTCCGCTTAGGTAATCTGCATCAATTGTTCCAAGTTGAGCATTACTAATTAAGTCTGCATACTCTGTTATGTAAACATTGTTATTTCCATCAACTGTAACTAATACTTCAATTGCTTCAATATCGTTACCGTTTTTCATTTGAACAATATATTTTGCAGTATCGTATGTGGTTGTTGACCATGTATCAACAACAGTTGCGCTTGTTGTAGTTACGCTTGTAGTTGCTGATCCAATAAGAGCATCTGCTAAAGTTACAGAGCCTGCTGTTAGTGTTCCAGAACCGATAGACAGTGCTGCAAATGTTGGGCTAGATGTTGATGCAATGCTCTGTGGAAGAGACAGTGTAACTGAACCAGTTGAAGCAGATACAGTTACCTGATCTGTTGTTCCAGTAAGACCTGTTACACCAGTATTTGTAATTGTAAGAATGTTGCTTGTGTTAGCATATGATGCGCTAATTGCAGTACCGCCAGTTACGGCTGCTCCAAATGCATCAACTGCAGATTCAATATCTGTTGTAAATGCAAGTGTTCCTGAAGCATTCTTAACTGTAACTGTATTGTCCTGTGTAGGATCTGTAAATGTTAATGTTGTTTCATGAACATCATTAGTTCCTTCAATAACAATGCTGTTATCAGATAGGTATAGTCCTGATACTGTTGGATTTGTAATTGATGGACTTGTAAGAGTTTTGTTTGTAAGAGTTTGTGCAGTATTTATATCTACAGTAACTCCAGTATTAATGCTAAATGAGTTACCGGTTAGTGTTAATCCATTGCCTGCCTGATATGTACCAGCACCTGAGAACTGTGTAAAGTTAATTGGATCAGTTCCAACTGTTGTAACTTTATCTGTTTGTACCCAGCCAGTATTATCATAGTTTGTACCACCAGAAACAAACACAAAGTCACCTGGTACGATCTCTGTTGGTGTGTCAAAGTCTGTTGCACGAACTGCTGCGCCAGTTGCTTGAACAACATAGATACCGTTTTGTGATGCTGTGCTCTGATTCTTAACAAGAACACGATCACCAGCAACAAGAGTTACACCATCAATTACATCGCCTGCTTCTAGAGCATTTGCTAGGTTTACGTTAGCAGTTGTTGCAGCGATACAAGAAGCATGTACATTCAGGCCTTGTGCAACAGCATCAACATACTGCTTTGTTGCTGCCTGTAAAGCCTGTGTAGGATCTGCATTAAGAGTAACTGTTCCTGGGAATGTTACTGCACTTGGTAGAGATAATGTAATATCTCCAGTTGTTGCACTTACAGCAATCTGGTTTGTTGTTCCGCTTACGCTTGATACGCCAGAAGTAATGCTTACTGATCCACCAAGTGAAATTGCGCTACCATTAATTGTGATAGAAGAGTTTGTAAGTTTGTCGTTTGCAATTGATCCTGCAAGCATTGTGTTTGTTACAGAGCCTGTATCACCTGTTGTAACTACCGTACCAGTTACGTTTGGAAGAGTAATTGTTCGGTCTGCAGTTGGGTCTGTTACTGTCAATGTTGTTTCAAAGTTATCTGGTGTTGCGCCTTCAAAAACAATGCTCTGATCGCTTAGAGTAAGTCCAGATACTACTGGAGATGTAAGAGTCTTGTTTGTAAGAGTCTGTGTTCCGCTTGTTGTTGCAACAGTTGAATCAATAGCAATTGTTACTGCTGATGAACCATTATATGTTGTTCCACTCAAACCTGTTGAAATTGTTAATGCATCTAGGTTAGTTCCTAGTGCCTTGCCAGAAATAGTAGAATTTGTAAGTGAAGCATTTCCAATATTAGAAAGTGTATTTGTTGCTCCAGAGATTGATTTGTTTGTAAGAGTATCTGTTGTTGCCTTACCGACTAAAGTATCTGTAGCATTTGGAAGGGTTACTGTTACATCTGCAACTGGCTCTGTTACCTGAAGAACAAGTTCATATGCATCTGGTGTTGTACCTTCAAAAGTAATCTTATCTCCAAACACAGGGTCTGCAGAAACTGTTGCATCAATTACACCAGTTGTATCATTATATGAAAATGAGATACCTGTGCTTGAGCCACCTGTAAACATGGCTGCTGTAGTATCTTGTAAAAATTCTGTAGAGGCTTCTGTAAGGACATTTGATCCATTTACAGTTGCCGATGCGCCTTCAACTACTAGGCCATTTTTAATGCGAAAGGCTTTGTCGACTGTAGCCATTTATTTCTCCTTAAGGTCAAGCCTTCAAACCAGTGCGGTAGAACCGTACGGTTATCGGGCTAAGTGCTGGTGTAACTGTCATGCTAATTGTACCAGAATTTAAACTGGCAGTTATATTACCTACATTACTATTGGTATTTGCAACAGAGGCAAATTCTGTTATATTTTGATTGGTACCATCAAAAACTATATTTATTTCTGTGCTTCTATATGAAGAAGATCCAGAATGTGACATCTGAACCATGTATTTTACTGTTCTCCAGGTAGATGTGTCTATTGTGTCAAATACCGTCGCAACTTCAATACCGTTGATTGTGACTGAGTTATTTCCGTCTCCGCCCAAAGAATCTGCCCTGTATGCGGTGGTATCAATTAAGTCAGCAAAGTCTGTGCCAGTAGGTCTATCACCTGTCTCAAACTTTGCTTTTAACTGATTTATTGGTAGGACGGCCATATCATTGATTATATCATGAAATGTAATTATTAAAGCCAATGACTGCAATGCCAATAGGTGGTACGTTTGTCGGTGAAAACCCGCCAATGTCAATAGTTTTAAAATTAACTCTAAATGGCATTACTGTTGCGAATTCACTACAAAGAGCATCTATGGTTGTTACAAAAGTTGTTCTACAGTCTATGTTAATTATTTCTGTAGGGTGTGTATCTAGATTAGATACCTTCGTTATTGGCATTATTCAGTGACTGTCTCAATCATTACCATAGTACCCTGGGCTACTGTCCACACGGTTGCTGGTGATGTTGTTGATAACTGAATATCAAATCTATCCCCAGTTGCAAGAAGATCTGACTCTTGTGATGTTAATGAAACTGTAAACTCTCCAGGACCGTCATCTACTGTTGGGCCAGGTGACAGTTGAACAACTGGAGTGCTGGTATTTGGTGGAACAATATCCATAGAGATTATCCATGAGTCAACATCAATGGGAGTTCTTTCGTTGTCTGTAACATAGACTCTAAAAGACGCTGTATCTCCTTTAACGACTGTCCATGTTACTGTTGGTGGCTCGTATCCAACTGTAAAAGATTCTGCGTATCCTCTGTATTGTGCCATTATGCTAACCCTGCTTTCATTGATCCCCAAGTGCCATTGCCTTTAAATGAACCTATTAAAATTATTCCGCTGGCATTTGATTTTGCAACAATGCCAACAACTCCAGAATTTGTTGTTGTTGTAATTGGTTGAGTTGTTGTTAGTCCACCACTTGTGCCAACATATAATCTTGCTCCTACAGAATATGAAGATGTGTTAACTCCAGTAAATACACCAGAAATAACAACAACTCCATCTGTTGAATTGCTTATTGTTGATTGTGCCAATCCAATTACAGGAAATGTGCCAATAGTGCTTGCTTGTGATTTTGTTATTTGTGGTTTTCCGCTGGTACTATTAAATCCAGAAACATAAACAGGATCGCCTTTAGTAATGGAAACACCACTAACATTTGTTACTTCAATTGTGTGATATGGAAGTCCGATTGTAGGTAAAACAACCTCAATACGCTGAGCAAGTGACTGTATATCCCCTGCTACATCTACTGGGTCTGAATTAATTGGATACGGTAAATCATATACCGTTGTTTCGCCTGATGCCATAGTCTTATTATTATACCACTTGGAATGAAAACAATTTTATAATTTTATATGAATATTTGACTTAAAAAGCCAAAAGATGCTATAATTATCTTATGCTACTGAAAAGTAGCATTTGTAGTCTAGGAGGAAAAACTTGAGAGACAACAAAATACTATCGGGGGTTCTTGTAACTGTGCTTACTTTGTCATTATTAAATAATGGACTAAGTGCTGCTCATGCTATGAAGAACAATTTACTAAGTAGTACCGCTGAAAGTCAACCTGCCGCCAACAAAGCGGCTTTTTTGCTTTCTAAGCCTACTACTGATGTGGTGCTTGCTAAGTATGCGGACGCTACAAGTTTAACTGACAGCCAGTTGGTTGAATTACTGAAAGCCGTTGGATTTAAAGGACAGGGACTTAAGACTGCTTGGGCTGTTGCCAAGGCAGAATCTAATGGTCGCCCCTTTGCTTTTAATGGCAATGTTAAGACAGGAGATTCTTCATATGGAATCTTCCAGATTAACATGATCGGTGATTTAGGTCCAGATCGGAAAGACAAATTCAATCTTGATTTAAATGCTGAACTTTTTAGCCCAGTTAAGAATGCTGAAATCGTGTTTCACATGACAAAAGGCGGTAAGGACTGGAGTTCATGGTCATCCTATAATAAGGGTGCCACGAGCAAATGGCTAAAGAGATTTCCAAAATAATACAATAAGTCCCCCCACTTTAAGAAATTTTAGTGGGGGGCACAATTAGATATAGGGTGGGTAAAAATGCTTCCAAGCAGTGGGTCAGAATTGCTTTACATGGAACTAAACAAAAGAATTGACGTTAATGAGTATAATATAAAATTAATTCTAAATGACACAAATGTTGACATAATAGAAGAAGATAAGAAAAATGTTTTATGGCAACATGGTCATTTTGATCAATTTAGTAGCAGAAATCTTGGTATAAAAGAATATAGCGACAAGTTAGATTGTGCTATATTTGTTTCAAATTATCAGTTAAGTATGTACTGGAAAAATAGACCTTTCATACCGTTGGATAAATCCTATGTAATAGAAAATGCAATTAATCATATAGAGTATAAAGAAAAAGAACAAGGTAAGATTAAATTAATCTATGCAAGCACTCCCTGGCGTGGCTTAAAAGTTTTACTAGATGTTATGGAAAAAATAAAAAATAAAAATGTTGAACTTCATGTTTACTCATCAACAATTATATATGGTGATGATTTTGACAAGGATAACAAGCATTTGTATGAAGACTTATTTGAAAGAGCAAAGAATATGGAAAATGTTGTCTATCATGGATATGCAACAAATGAAGATGTTATTAAAGCATTACAAGAATGTCATATTTTTGCTTACCCATGCATATGGGAAGAAACATCTTGTTTAAGTTTGATTGAGGCTGGCGCTGCTGGATGTAAGATTGTGACAACAAATTTAGGAGCAATTCCTGAGACAAGTTGTGGTTGGGGAGTTTCTGTACCAGTTCAGTATGAACAAGAAACATTAGTTGACAAATATCTAGAATTATTAAACAATTCAATTGATAACTATTGGGATGAATATGAAACTGGTATATTTAAAGAACAATCAGACTTTTTTAATAAACAGTATTCCTGGGATAAACAAATAGTAAAATGGCAAAAACTGTTTAAAAGCATCTAGTTGATAATTTTAAAATTATATGTTTTTTCCCATTCAATGATATCTTTTTTATCATTGAGCAATGGCTGTCCTTTTATGTTAAGGCTAGTATTTAAAAGTACGGGTACTCCAGTTTCAAGATAGAACTTATTTAATACCTTAAATAGTCCAGGGTGTTGTTGTTTATTTACCGTTTGAACTCTGGATGTTCCATCTGCATGTACAACTGATGGTATAACATCTGGCTTTAAGCATTTAACTGTGTATTGCATATACGGGCTTGTAAAGTCCATATCAAACCATTTTGATGCATGTTCTTCAATAACCACTGGAGCAAAAGGTCTAAAGAGTTCTCTTTGTTTTATTAAGTTAACTTTATCTTTTATAATTGGGTCTCTTGGATCTGCCAGAATGGATCTGTTTCCTAGTGCTCGTGGGCCATATTCTGCTCTTCCGCTTGCTACTGCCACTATTCCATCTTTTAATATACCGTCAACAATTTTTTGAACTGGATATTTTCCACCAAGATCATGACCAAGATATGGAGACTTCCATTCGATGTGTTTTCCATATAATGCTGCTGCTGCGCCTAACGAACTGCCAGCATCTCCTGGATTTGGCATAATCCATACTGATTTAAAAATATTCCAAAGTATAGTATTAGCAGAAGAGTTTAATGCACAACCACCCATAAAAACAAGATTGTTTTTGCCAGTTATGCTGTAGGCAAAATGCATAAACTCATTAAGTCTTAATTCATAAACTTTTTGTACTGCTGCTGCAATGTCAAACCTATCTTGTTCTGTAATTGGCTCATCCCAATCAACAATTCCTTTATGGAAATTATATTTTTGCATATCATGTCTAAGAAAGTAATTCGATACCTTACGTTCATATTTTTCTGGATTACCATAAGCAGCCATGCCCATCATGATGTATTCTTCTTGATTAGGCATTAGTCCTATCAACTGAGTAAATGCTGAGTAGAATAATCCAAATGATACTGGATAGTTTTTCTTATACTTTAGTTTAATCTTGTTGCCTTCACCTACCCAGACTGTTGAGGTATTAAACTCTCCTATTGCATCAAGCACTACAATTACAGCATCTTTAAAAGGACTTGTATAGTACCCAGCAGAAGCATGTGAATAATGGTGTGGAAATGATTTTCTTGGTATGCCTTGGATATTGAGCCTTGGCCTCCAGTCTCCAGAACCACCCCTTAAAACAAGTCTAGAGGCCTTTAGAAGTGGTTTCTCGTAATAGGCTATACAATCTGGATTGCCATACTCTAAAGCATCATTAACTAAATCATTTCCTATATACCAATCATTTTTAGTTTTGCTATATCTTTCTGCATGACCAGCAAATAAGATTTCTCCATCTTTAACTAGAGAAACTGATGCATCATGGGATGTTTCATTTATTCCTAAAATAATCATTAGTATATATATCTATTGTCTTTTTTTAGTCTATTTATTTTTTTCCTATACCGAATTTTTAAATAAATTATTTTAATTATTTTCATAACGAGTCATCACCTCATTAAAAAATTCATTAGACTTCATCTCATGATATGATGTTCCTGGATGAGTGTTATCCTGTGCCATAAGCCAAAAAGGTAAGTTGTTTGTATTTTTATACTTAGAGGGTTCTAAATGACCATTTTTTCCAAAAGGATGTTTGCTTTTAAAAATTTGTCCATCTTCATCTAATTTTTCATAAAATATATTATCAAATGATTGTGTGATATATTCCTTCTTATCCTCCTGAGCCCAAAAACTCCATACCAATTTAATATCTACCATTTTGCAAAATATTTCTAATTGATGAATTAATGAAAAATTATAAAACATGCTATCTTCTACTGTATAAGTTTTTACGTGTTTTGCAGTTTCATCTTTAACATTAAACACATCTAGTGCCATATGTATAGGAAGATATTTTTTATGTTTTTTTACAAAATAAGTTTTTCTTCCAAGATCTGGTAATAGCATAAACAGATAGTTTGGTTTGCCATATAGATGAATAAACTTATAAATATTACTTATAATACTATCTATTGCAATTCCAGAACTTGCAACACTAAATGTTTCAATATTGTCATTTGCATAAAAACTTTTAAGTTTAGAGGTAAGCATTCCTGACCATACAAGTTCTTCTGGAAGACCATCACCATAAGTATAGGAACATCCAGCATATAGAATATTGATGTTCGATTCATTAAGTTGTTTGAAGTGTTGACTTCTAAATAAATGATTATTTAATCTAAACTCAATTTGTTGATCGTACCCTGGAATTTTTTTTAATCTTCTTCCACTATGTGTATTGTGTGTGTAGTCTACATATATATATCTGTCTTCTGACAATCTATAAGAAAAACTATAGAATGGACTATTATCTTCTGGTTTTGATAAATCAATAATTCCAAATAAATGATCTTTATCTATTTTATGACCAAGTTGTGATCTTAAAACTATTTCATCTAAAGAATCAACCTTATTATCAATAAACATTTTAGAAATTCGTTCAATTTTTTTTACAACATCTGTTAAATTTTTAGTTTTTCCATACTGAAAGGTTGATGGAAATTTTTTAATTTCATATGGAGGATTTTCAATTGGTT